TCACGACGTCTTTGGGGTGATCTCCGGCATGCCAACAACCACGATCTCTATCTCTGCCGGCGCGCAGAAGATATTCAACGATACGACTTTCGGAAACAGGTTGTCGGGATTCTTCTTGAAGTTATCCGGATTGTAAATCAGCGACTTATGCCGCCAGCAGCGATAGCCCAGGGAATGGATCTTCTCCAACATTCTGGCCGTATCGACGTTGGCGCCATATTCAAAATAAAGGAAAGGCCGGCACCGTTGAATGGTGCCGACAGCACCGTCAAGCACGGCCATTTCCATACCTTCAACATCGGCTTTCAGAAGCCGGAGATGGGGCACATTCAGGCTGTCAATCGTCACAACGTCAACCTGGTCACCATCACCCGCGTGATGAAGCGAAATGCCACCAAAGTTTCCGCGCTGATCATAATCTGTCCGGGGGACATATAATGTCCCGATTTCGGCCCCGACCGCCACCGGGTGAACGGACACGTTGCTGTTCTTGTTCGCCTGCAGGTTCAAGGTCAGCACGTCACTGATCCGCTTCTGCGGCTCAAACGCATGGACATGCCCCTGTGGCCCAACCGCATTGGCAAGCAACAGCGTATGGGCGCCAATATTGGCGCCGGCCTCAACCACTATATCGCCCGGTCGAAGCACGGATTGGCACACCAATGCTTCTTCCACCGACCATTCGCCATAAAGCTCAAGGGAGCGACCAATAAACTGATCGGTGCCCAGATACCACATGGGACCAGTGCGGGTGGCTGCCTGTCGCAGTCCCGCCGACACCTGCTCTTCCGGTGCCTGCTTAAGCAAGACCGGCGGCATATACCGGGGCAGCGGAGGACGGGATACGGGCGGGTATGTTTCGGCAGGTGCCGGGCCGGGCGGTGGCGGCGGGAGCAGCCGCGACCGGTCTCCATCTTTCAGGGCCGCAACCTCTGCCGCCAGCCGGTCAAAGACCTGCGGCCAGTCGCCCGGCTGCCGCTGCCGGAACAACCGCATGGTATGAGGATACCAAGGACTGTCCTCCCGGTCGGTCAGCCAACGCCAATCGGGCGACAGTTTCAGCGGCACCCAGACGGGCCGACCCAAGGCACCGGCCAGATGGGCAACCGAAGTGTCGGAGGAAATGATCAGATCCATATGCTGCATGACAGCCGCGGTATCCAGGAAGGCATCGGCGCCTGCATCGAAATCAGGGCCGAGCGTTTCCACCCGCATGCCGTCGGGCAAATTCTCCAACTGATCAAGGCCATAACCTTTCTGGAGGCTGACCAGGGTCACACCCGGAACACGGGCGACCGCCGCCAGATGATGCAGGCCATAGGAACGACCACGGTCAATGCCCACACCGGCCTTGCCCTGCCAGACAATCCCGATCCGGAACCCGCCCGGCGGTAAGCGATCCCGCCACATCTCCACCCGCTGCGGGTCCGCAAACAGATAGGGAATCGGCGCCGGAATGGTTGCCAGCGTGGTACCCAGGACAAAAGGCACACTCATGATGGCCAGATGCACATCAAACGGCGGAACAGGCTCCCCATAGGTCGCCAGGGTCACCCCCTCGATCTTCAGCAGGCATCCATACAGCGCACGCAGGTTAGGCGGCACCTCCAGGATAACCTGCCGTGCCCGGGCGGCGACATCGGCAACGAAGCGGACAAACTGGATACTGTCGCCCAGCCCCTGCTCGTGATGCAGCAGAATGGTCTTGGTCGAGATATCCTCCCCCTGCCATTCCGGCTTGCCGAAATCGCGCAGCGGAACCGGCAGATTGGGGCGCAGCCAGCGCCACTCAAAATGAGCCCATCCCTCTTCAAGTTTCCCGGCACCCAGAAACAGGCCCGCCGCTGTACCATGGATCGACGGGCTCAAAGGGTGGTGGCGCAGCGCCCGGCGCACGATCTCCTCCGCGTCCGCTGCCCGGCCCATATTCATATAGGTATTAGCCAGATTATTCAGACCGTCAGGATGTGTCGGGACAAGCCTCACGGCCTCACGGAAACTGCTTGCCGCCCCTTCCAGGTCGTTATGAACATCATACAGGGCACTGCCCAGATTGATGTGGGCTTCCGCCAGATCAGGCCGAAGCTGGGTTGCTTTGCGCAGAAGCGTGATCGCTTCTTCCCCACGACCGCGCTTTGACAATTGATTGCCCAGATTGACCATGGCCTCGACCATGCCGGGATGATGGCGCAGCGCCTCTTCATAGACCGCGATGCCATCGTCCGCCCGACCCGTATCGCAAAGAATATTCGCGAGGTTGAATAGGGCCATGGCCGCGCCTGGATGTTCCTTCAAGACCAGGCGGTAATTCTCCTCTGCCCCCGCCGCATCGCCTTGCGCATAAAAGGCGTTGGCCAGAAAGCAGCGGATCTCCGGTGATTGCGGCCGTAGAGACAAGGCCCGCTGATAAGCACCCGCAGCCTCGCTCGCACGCCCCAACGCCAACAGGGAGTTACCGTGATTGACCAGCGCATCTGCATCTTGAGGCGCGTGGCTGAGCCAGCGGGCAATGATGGTCTCTGCCTCGGCGTGGCGTCCTAATTGCTGAAGCGCGATACCAAGCGGATGCAGGGCATCATGCAGAGTTGGGTTGCGGGCCAGCAGCGTACGATACCGGCTCTCCGCCTCGGCGATGTTCCCGGCGATATGGACCTGCTTGGCCGCGTTCAGTTCCGCCAGTACCTTTTGATTGACGCCCGCCTTCTGCACCGTCCCATCCCCCGCCACGGTCGATCCTATAGAACATGTACCGAAGGCGCAGAGTGTTAATCAATGGAATCCCGGCCCCAATGATTGGTCAGCGCAAGGCGTTGCTGATCAGGTAGGCGGCATAGTCGGCCACTTTCAGCTTGATACCAGCCCGTTCACTTTCGCCTGCCATGGCACGGGCCAGCACGATATGGCGCTGGACATCGGCCTCTACCACCTTGAACAGGGCGGTCTCCCCCTTGATCCGGGGGTAATAGGTGGGATCGACGCGTTTCTGCCGCTTGCACAAACGCTCCACCACCTCGTCCTCGCTCACCGCGACATCGGCCTGCTTTTTCACCAGGGTCCAGTCTTTCTCGCCCGCAAACCCCTCGGCCAGCAGCGGTGCCGGATCACCGTCGCAGACGCCGACCTTGAACAGATTCTTGCCCAGACCGACATCGGAGCCCCACTGGCTAAGATTGGCGCTGCGCGCAACAAAGATCGTCGCCATTGATTCGGGGCTCCTCTTCGCACATGACCCCACCACCGGGGTCATCGGCTTCCCGAGGTAGCGCATAGGAACGCCGGTGAAAAGAGGCAAAGAAGTGGTGAGAAGAGCATACCCAAACCAATCAGGATTGGCGGGGTCGCCACAACCACCCTTCTCTGAGGGGCGGGCAGGAAGAAGTGCCGGTGGCCCACCAACGCGGCCAGCCTGCGCTGGACATAACGGACGGGAGCCGCAGGGTCAGTATAGATTCCGGGGAAAGAAGGTGGCGGACCCGAATGGATTCGAACCATCGGCCTCTGCCTTCGGAGGGCAGCGGCACTTCTCCGATTTTGCAAAAAACACAGGATTTCTGCGGGGTTTATGAGCGCCGCATTGCACATTCTGACTATCACTGACGTTCATTGACGGCCCAAATCTGCTCTGGGCGGCAGTGATGCGTCAGTGATTTTGGCGTTCTACCGACTTACCTCAAAATCATGTCAACTATATTCGTTATGCGTTTGGCGCAACCTAATAAGGCAATTTCTATTGCCCTGAAGACAAATTACCCCTCCAGGCCATCAATAGGATAATTGACCTACTTTCATTAGGAAAAGAACGAAATCGCATGACCGTCCTATTCTCCGAAAGTGGCGGAAATCCTGGGTTTTTTGGGCATATTGGCGAAGGTGCGGAAAATTATAATGGTTAACGGCTGTGTGACTAATTCGTAACACATTCCTATCTTGCGGATATTTTCGGTAAAATAGGTTTTTTATCGCTCGACAGCCTAAAAACGCTGGATTATGTTCTGCTCATACCCGCCGCTGAGCAGGTATCTGGGCTCCCGCCACCCCATCATAATCACAATATGAACAAAAGCCGATATTGGCATCGGCGAAGGAGAGTAGTCATGTCCACGTCTTCCGTGAACCATCAGGTTGTTGTGCCGGCTGTTTACTATTCATTTTGTGTAACAGATATGAATGTGTATGACGCCTCTGAGAGCCGCGTGACTTTTGACTTCCATGTAAGTGCATCGCCAATTGAACGTGATGGCGAGGTATTGGTCAACATCGACTTCCGGTCGATTAGCAATGGCCGCAGGTTTAGCCGGTCGGCTGGACCCATGGTTGAACTTGTGCTAAAGCACAACCGCGCTGGCGATGACGAGGAGCTGCTCAGCGACACTACTTTTACTTATGGTTACCAAGAACGCGTATATTACAGCCCGGCTTACAATAAGAAGCCTCGCTGGAAGTTCCGCCACTATGAATCGTTGCGTTCGATGCACTACATGATTACCGCAACCGGCGAGATGCGCTACGACGACTCAGTCGCACTTCATCTCGCAGTTTATACCGCGCTTCTCAACAAGCTTGCTGCGCATCCGCATGCCGGCGATCCGATCAAGCTGCGCGTGAGCAGTATCGTAGGTGCGCTTCAGCGCAAGCACGATAGGAACATGGCCACGCTGCCGTTCAAGGCGACGGTTCCTGTGGCCGCTTGACAGCAGCACAGTTCCGGGTGGGCTGGCTGACCAGCCCACCCAGGCCACATCCCAAGACCCACAACACCGAGAAGTCGGACCCTGCTCAACCGGGCAGCGCCCGAAGGAGAGAAGTCATGCCCGCCGAGATCCGCCTGCCGTACCTCACACCCGAAACGTCCGCCGCCGAAATCGACAAGCGCCTGGCCGCCATGGGTTTCCAGTCCCTGCGCAGCGCCGACATCGCCGCCGCAGCCAGCCGTTCCCCTCAGCCGGCGCCTGGACAGAATTTCCACGTGTGGGTTGACGCCCCTGCAGATGGAGCCGGGATCAGGGTCGCGATGATCCCGGAAAGCGACGGCGGCTATGTCCTGCGCGAAATTTCGCATGAGGCCGACACTATGGGAGACCAGCGTCTCGTCCCTATCGCCCTTTGCCCGTCAGCGGCTGCTATCATGCCGCCGCAGGTCGCCTCAGGCATTCTGGATACCGTCGGCCTGCAGATTGCGGACGTCATCACGTACCTGGAAGCCGCCCAGGCTGCCCTGCGCCGGCGCGAACTTTCCGCCCGCAAAGTTGTTGAAGCCACCACTGTGTCTATCCCCACAACCGACGGCCGCTTCGTTGACCTCTACATCGCCCGCGCGTCGCCGTTCCGTTGCTGGTGGGTCGCTCAAATCGTGGACACGCCCGCCGCCACCCCCTGCCAGATCGTCATGCGCACCAGGCGCGGCACTGTTCGTACGATCTCCATCGAAGATGGCCGCCGCACCCGCCACCAGCGCGCCGCCGCCTGAAAGCGCCACGCACGAACAACGTCACAATGACGGGCCGGCTGCCGTGCCTGGCCCCAGGAGAAGGATAGCCCCATGTCCACCGCTCGCACACAGCTCATGGCCACCGCCGCCACCGTTCTCAGCTTCAACCCCAACCCCGACGGCGAGACCGCCGACGTCGTGGTTGAAGTTGCTTACCCTGAACATGGTCATGCCGACATCCTGCGCGGCACTTCGGCCCGCGACGGCCAGGAGCGCTCGTGGACCCACGTTCACCGCTGCTCCCCGGAGGAACGGGCCAGCCTTTACACCCTCGGTGATGACGGCAAGCCACTGATCTACAACGCTATCAGCCGCCAAGAGTTCTGGTCTGTTATGACCGGAGTCGAGCTTTTCGGGCCGAACACGGGCTCTTGCCGTCGGCCCCTGAACCCGTTTGAAGGTGGCGATCTTGAAACTGAGATAAGCCAGGCTGCCCGCGGTTACCAGGGCAAGTGCTACGAAGAAATGGGCCCCTTCGAGCGCATGCTGCACTTCAGCGACCGCGTCATCGCCGTTGCCGATCAGTCCGTCTATGAATTTTGGAATAACCATCCCTCCTCGTGTACCATCCGGGAACTCGAAGTTCATGTTCGCGGTGAGGATGTTGTTCGCCGACAGCCCATTCTCAGTCGGACCATTGAGTTGTTCGAAGATGCAATTAAGCGCTCCGGAATTACTACGAAAGAAGCCGAGAACGCACATTTTCATGTGACACTTCACAATTCGGTGAAAGCGCTTGAGACAATGGTGCATGTAACTATTCGCCGCGATGGGCCTGAAAATTGGGTAATACAGGATGTGGTCGCCGCTGATCCTGATAACGAAGATGAGCATTACTATGGCGATAGTCTTTTTCTTCCCAACCGCGACGATCTTTCGATTGTAATTCCCGTGGATGAAGGCGGTGTCGTTATAAGGTTTGACTGATCTAATGCTTTGTATATTTCGCGGAGACATTCATGTCGGACAAGAAACTCAGACTCGTGACGTCAGCCGGAACCCGGCTGACGGTAACAGAAATTGAAGTTGAACCTGAACCAGTTCTGCTCAGCGAGTGTCTCGGATATTACCGGCGCCCGCCGGTCAAAACCGTCGTAATCTCAATCAGCCCCTCAGCCCACAGCGGCGGCCAGCCCCTCATTCTCCGCTGCTACTACGCCAGCGGCCCAGGCGGCTCAAAGCTCGACGTCGGCACCATCGGCGGCCCAGGCCGCCGCCCGTCCGCCACCCGCCTGGGCGACCACATCCTGGAAACCGGACACATCCTGCCGCCGCCTGAAACCGACACGCGGCTTATCGCCTGTGCCTACCTTCTCGCCCGCCGCGCCTTGGACATTGAGCAGCCGGAAGATGAAGCCCACGTCCGCCGGATCATCGCCTCGCCGGTCACCGCCGACGAACTTCTGACCCTGCGGACCCCGGCAGACATCGAAGCCGAGGTCTTCGGGTGTGATATTTTTGCGCCAATTGAAAAGGATGCCGCACCGGTTTCGCAAGCCTGCGCTATGGCCGATCGGCGTCTGGATGCCGACGAGCTTCCGCAGGGCTTGGCCAGGATCGGCTATCACTTCTTCCTGCCCGTCAACCCGCCGTCAGGCGGGCCACCCATTCACATCAAATGCACCATCGGACTCTCTGGCTGGTCCGCCCAGATGGCCATCCGCACAGACAATTCTGGCCAGATCTATAGCTTGGATGGCCGGCCTTATTGCGAATTCATGACCATCCGCACCAACGCCCAGGCTGCCGAAATGGACGCCATCCTGGCTGCCTACCGCGCCCCCGCCTGACTACCAGCGTTGCGCATCTGCCACGCCGTCCTGTCACATCAGTGCAGCACCAGATCGCCAAGCTCCAGCGCCAGGGCACGCTCCAGCGCCGCCCTGACCCTCCGCAAATCGGCCCCGCCCGGCTTCGCAAACCCACGCCGGATGACCGCCATCACATCCCCGCGGATGCCGGGCACTGCGTCCGCGGGAATTCCCCTGTCCGCCAGGATCCCCCTGAACAGGGCCTGGATCGCCTCATCCGCATGCTCCAGTCCAGGCCGGCCCACATGCAGGATCCGGAGGCGGGACCGGAGCGGAAGCGGGACGCTGTCCAGGCTATTCGCCGTCATAATCCAGGAAATCGCGGAGATATCGAAGGTGGCTCGCAAAGCATCGTCATAGTATCGGCTGGCGGTTTCCTTCTCCAGCATGGTCAGCAAGGTGTCTGTCATGCTGCCGTTATGGCGACTACTGCCAATCTTGTCGACCTCATCTACAATGATTAAAGGATTGGCCACCTTATGCTTTGCAATCGTGGCAACAGGCCGCGACGGGGCGGAACTTGACCAGCCGGCCGCGGTTCCGGCCAAATCTCGGTTGTCCGACGCGCCGCTGGCGGAAATGATGTCGACAGGCAGAGCGAGCCAGAAGCCAAGCTCACGCGCCAGCGCCGTCTTGCCGGAACCCGGCGGCCCGACAAGCAAAACCGGCGGCAGGTTCCTGAACCCCGTGCGGCTCATCTTCATAATTCTTTCCTGTTCAGCCGCGAATTTGATAACTTCCTCGGCCCACGGCGCAGATACTTTCACGCCCTGCGCGTAGTCTGTCATGCGCCCGGCGATCCGCTGCGTTTCTTCATGGAAATACTGGATCATTTTCACCAAGTCCGGCCTTTTGTCCCCATTGGGAAGGTCAGACGGCGGGCGCGGCATCACTTTCATACTCCGCGCCCGAGGCTCCGGTTTCTTGGCATCTTCCGCTTTCGCGCGCCGATCTTCATGCGCCGCGAGGACCATCGCCTCGTCTTCCGTGATCGCCTCCGGGCCATCCTTTTCCCGCGCCGCCCTGATGGCCGCCAACGCCTGTTCACGGCTCAGATCGGCGAGAGTCCTCGGTTTTTCTGACGATCCACCTTCCGCCTCAGTAGCGTCATCCTTGCGTCCGGCAGCTTCGGACAGCCCATGCGGACGCATCCAGCCAATCGCCATGGCGGCAGTCGTCAGTGGATGATCGTCAACTAAAACGATGGTCGTCGCCACGAAATCAGCAGTGAAAACCTTGGCCTGGCCGCGAAGATATCCAAGTCTTCCTCGGCGCTTGTCGTCAGCGAATACATGCTTATACAGCAGGTCGCCGTCGGGAAGCGCCTGTTCTCCGCGGACAATTCGCGACGCAAGTTGCGTATACCAAACCAGGAAATGGAAATAGAGTAGATAAACGGCGTATTCGTGAAAATGCTTGGCCCTGTCGATGTAATATGAAGTAGTAAACAAGCCGATGCCCAAAGTGAAGATATGCATATAATATTTGTGGTAGACAACATTGTTTCTGCGTGAGCTGGCTGTAATCATGCCAAGAGCGGCTTCCATAAGCCTCACGATTACTTCAGGCCTGTGTGCCAGCGGCCGGACATTTTGATCGCGCAGGAGATGAATCGCATCGTCCAGTGCCGCAGTTAACCAGTCGATTCTATCATCGCCACGGGCCTGGGCAAGAATAACATGTCTCAGGCTCTCCGAACGCCGAAGTAATGCAGCCTTGACGCCTTGGTGATCCTTCGGTTCGATTGAAGTCATGCCAAACAACAACCGCCGAAAGTCGTCATGGCGCGCGTTTTTGATCCGACGCAACTTAATCATCATTACCACCATCATCTGGATATTTGTCTGGCGCTGGCTTGATTGTCAGCCAAACGCGCACGCGGCTCCGGGCATCAGCCCGATATTATGAGGCCGCCGCATATCTCGATGAAGGATGTGGTATATGATGTATATTCCATGCTGTTAGCCTGCAGCAGCTGGGCGGCAGGCGTCAAGGGGATCCGAGTCAGTCCGCCTGCGCGCCGGCCCATGCCTGCCATGCAGAAACAGCATTTCGTAGTTGATCGACATATCCTACAAGCGCGGCACGGCCAGCAGCGTCGATGCAGGCGACAGCGCCCGGTGCGCCAGGCGGAAGGAAAACGTCGGTGGCCGGCGGCTGGATGGCGGCGAGGAGTTCGGCGGGCGGTGCGACGGAAACGGGGACCGGCACCGCGACCTCCATGGTGCGGATAGTCTCGCGCGGGGGCGGCTGGGATGAGCAGCCGGCCAGGGCCAGCATGGTGAAGGTGGCCAGGATGGCGGCCCAGATCCTGGTGGTCATCGTGCGTCTCCAGTGGGTTGGCGGATCCATACATTCAAGGCCGCGACATCCTGCGGAACCGGCGTCGGCGGTCGGGAAAGTTCCCGTTTCGCTGCGACGTCGGCCCGCCTGGCCCGTACCTGGCCGTCGGCCTGCATTCGTGCGACGACGGTGTTCTGGGTGGCGATCGCCCGCTCAAGCTCACCGATCTGCGCATCGCGGCGGGCGATGTCAGCCAGGGCTTCGGCCTGGGCGACTTGGGCCCGGGCGACGGCGGCCTCCAGTCTGGTGACAGTGACAATGTGGAATGCGACAGCCGTGGTGAGGGCCAGGCCGGCAGCAGCCAGGCCGAATAGGTGCCATGGGACGGCGGACGCGGCGATGCGGGTGAGGATGGAGGCGAGCATCACCGCCTCCCCTGGCGGCGATCCGACCAGCGGGCATACAGGGCGAGCAGCGCGCCGGCAATGGCCAGGCCGGCCAGCACCATTTTTAGTGTCGGCGCGTCGACACCGATGCTCCAGAGCGCAGCCTGCACTGGCTGTAGGGCATCTTGGGTGTCAGCGACGACAGATGCAGTGGTAGCCACAGCCGCCGTGGCCGATCCAATGACAGTCCGGCTTGCAGTCAGCGGCGCGACGGTCGGCATGGCGGCACTTTCAGTCATGCCGCCCGCCTGGTCATCGCCTTCCGCGACCGGTGCGGAGGCAGGTGTTAAGAGATAGAGCGCCGCTTCGTAAGAGCGACGGCGGACAAGCCCTGGAAGATCCTGCCGCTTGCCATCAATCGTTCCCTTCGTCCACATCCCGAAGGCGCGGCCGGCGCCGGCGGTGTCGCCGGCGTTGTGCAGCCGGAGGACGCTAGAGCCAGCAAATCCCTTTTTGCCAAGGCCAACGTTGTAAGCAAGGCTTGTCATCGCAGCGAGTTGCTGAGCAGTAACCGGCTGCGCCAGCAGATCAATGACCCCGGACATGAACCTCTGCATGTCTTCACGCAGCATCTGCTCGCATTCTGCCCGACTGAACCCCTGCGGCCACAGTTCCTTGGCCCGCGCCAAGCCTGCCTTCCCTTTGAGTTGCTGGCCAGTCTGCGGGTCGATCAGGACCCGGCCCCACCCGACAGTGACGTAGCCGGTCGGGCACAGCACAGGGTCAGAATGTGGCGTCCGCTTGTCCCCATCGTGCCAACCCTCGAACCGTCGCAGGATCTGCTGGAGGATCGTCACAGCCTCGCGCCGGACCTCCTCGCTCACCGCAACCACGCTAATTTTTCCTGTATTCGCAGCCACTTGCGGCCTCCTGTCCTATAAACCGTAGGACGATTGTCAGATTTCGATTGACGTAGATCGTCTTATTCGACAGTATACGCATAGGCGGCACGGTCCGCAAATCGACGGAGATTAGGAAATGGGAATCATGGCGTTGATCGCCCGGCCGCGCGCCGTGGCGGAAGGGGAAGCTGCGCCGCCGCCTGGCCGCTGCACATACTGCGGAACCGAAGTCGGCCCAACGTGCAGCTCGTGCCCGACGTGCGGGGCAATGCGTCTGTCGCTGTCGCCTGCAGGTTTCGCAATGGCTGGCTACGCTACGCTGTCAGCCGGAATGGAGCAAATCCCGCTGTACGCCCTACCTGTCGCCCTTCTTCTTTGCGGCGTTCTCTATGCGGTGGCATCCAGCCGCCGGTCAGCTTCCAGGCGGTGTATCTGGATCAAAATCTGACATGTCCAAAAATCGCATTGTCCCGAAAATGGATTGGTGCGAAACAGAATGGCAAAACATCATCTTACGCAGAGCGACTTGGGGGCTGTCATGCCGGATTTCTACGAGTTTTTTGCCGGTGGCGGCATGGCTCGGGCCGGCCTTGGTAACGGCTGGACCTGCAAGTTTGCTAACGATTTCAGTGAGATGAAGGCCGACACTTACCGGTCAAACTGGCCGTCCGATGATCTCCACGTCGGTGATGTGAATAACGTCACCGTTGCGGATATCAGCGGCGGCGCGGGGGCGGCAGATCTTGTTTGGGCTTCGTTCCCGTGCCAGGATCTGTCCCTGGCCGGCAACTATCTCGGCATCGGCCATTGGGGCGACAAGCAGAAGACCAGATCTGGAACTTTCTGGCCGTTCTGGCGACTGATGCGTGGTCTGATCGACGCCGGGCGTGCGCCGAAGATCATCGCCCTGGAGAATGTCTACGGCGCAATCACATCGAACAACGGCAAGGATTTTGCCGCGATCAGCAGCTCCTTCAGCGGTGCCGGCTATCGCTTCGGTGCGATGGTAATCGACGCAGAGCTGTTCCTGCCGCACTCACGCCCGCGCCTGTTCTTCGTCGGTGTGCGTTCAGACGTCGAGATCCCGGCCAGCATCCGCTGCTCTGGTCCGGCCGATCCGTGGCATCCGTCCTCTCTGGTCGCCGCGCAGCAGGGTATTTCGGCCGAGGCGCAACGAAAGTGGGTTTGGTGGGACATGCCTACGCCGCCGGCGCGCACCAAGCGGTTCGCGGATATCATCCAGGACAAGCCTAACGGCGTCGACTGGCACACAGCCGCGGAAACGAAGGCCTTGCTTGGCCTCATGAATCCATTGCATCTGGCGAAGGTCGAGCGCGCCAAGGTGGCCGGTCGCCGAATGGTTGGCGGCGTCTACAAGCGCACCAGGTCAGAAGATGGTGTGAAAAAGCAGCGGGCCGAGGTTCGGTTCGACGATATTGCCGGGTGCCTACGCACGCCCGCTGGCGGATCGTCTCGCCAGAGCATCCTGGTCGTCGACGGCCAGCGCGTTCGGTCGCGTCTGTTGTCGCCGCGGGAGGCTGCGCGGCTGATGGGGCTGCCCGACACATACAAGCTTCCGGCCGGATACAACGACGCATACCATGTGGCCGGCGATGGCGTCGCGGTTCCCGTAGTCCGTCACCTGGCGGCGCATATCTTCGAGCCGATCGTCGCATCGTCGGAATCCGCGACCGATGTTGTCCATCATACCATTGCTGCTGAGTGAGCGACGAACCACTCGACTCTCTCAACTCATCCGGTTATGACTCCTGGCATTGATTCCGTCTTCGCCTGGAGGCTTGTATCTTGCCGACCGATATAATAGGCCGCAACCCGGATTCCGTAAATTTCCCACCGTTTGAAACCGAAGACCTTAGGAGAAACCTGGAGCTTTTCCTTAACCGTACAGTCATTGACCCGATAACTGGAAAGAATGTTGTTCTTGGGAACTATAAGTGGGGTGTATACGCATTTTTTGATTACGACGGTGAGCCGATTTATGTCGGTCAAACCAATGAGATGCTGAGAACCAGGATCAGGAGACATCTGACAAACCAGCGCACTGACGCTGTAGCTATGTCGGTACTTGATCCGTTTGAAGTCCACACGATCAATGTCTATCCACTTCCACAGTACCAGAATGTCGGGAAGGGCAATAAGGAGCAGTTCCAGGCGGCCAAGGCTCATCTCGATGGGCTTGAGCGGGCTATCTATGATGATTCGATCAACAGAAGCGAATTCAGGGCAATCCTGAACGAGAAGGACCCGCCACCATCGACCGTTGTGCTCGGCGCCCTACCTGTTTGCTTCTCCGGGTGCATTGTGTCTGAAGAAGTTTACAGAATCAGATCTCACCCGGATTTTCGTATTGCTCGGCGGGCATACATCATCAGCCGCCTCGCCCAGGTTATATCCGAACGCAAGGTTCAGGGCGGTCTGCGCAGGACGCTTCTGACACAGGCCAAGAGGCTGCAGTGGCTCGCGGATCGGCGATTTATGGCTCTGGGTGGAGCTTTCTCGGTCGAGACCGAGGCTGGTGGTGAAGAAGGTGATGTTGAATAGTGACTGCTAATATGAATAGAATTCCAGACTAAAAGAAGAAAGGTTCGGCTATGCGCTATGGACTTTGCAGAGTTACCGGTGCCAAAGGCTTTGGTGTTTACGCTCATTGTCTTTTTAAAGAGAATGGAGATATTGATAGAGTATTTGGGTACTCTATTTATAGCTCGGACAATATTTATGTTGGGAGTGCCGACACATTTGAGGGTGCGGTCGCAAAATTATTGAATCTATGTGACATCTTCAAAGATTATGTTGAATCATTTATGACCCATGTGAAAGAGGATGTCGATCGCATATCAAATGAAGATTTTAGTGAACTAAAAGACCAAATAGTTGATGATGGCATAATTGGTATATCATTTGGGCTGATGGCTAGTATGTTTGAATTCTTCTGTATTCTAATCGGCGGCGGACGTACTTTTGATAGTGAGGCATTCGAATGTATTTCGAAAAGCATAGAGTCAGCAAAATCAAAACTTGATGAATTAATGCCAAATAAGTCCGAATTAAAGGTCTAATGCACTATAGGGGCGGCCGGTCATCCTCCAGCCGCCCCCTATCAATCGCATCCAGCAAAATCCCGAGCCCGGCTCTCGCATGCGCCAGGTGCGACCTACCGCTCTCCGGATCCATGTCCTCGCCGTCGTACCATGCAGTCACATGCCGCAGCACGGCCTCATAATACACGCTCGCCTTTGGCCGCCGACCCTCCAGCCGCCAGTTAAAAGCCCCGTATTTCCTGGCCCCAAGCTCAAAAGCCCAGGCTTCTTCCCGCATCGCCGCTGGCGGGATCAGCCTCAGTGGCGTTTTCTTGCTGCCGGCCTCAGCCTTCGGGTCGTACCCGCCGCCGGCCCCGCCATCCCCACCGCCAGTTGCCGGGCCCTGCTCAGCGGTCTTCATGGCGCGGCTCCTGCTGCGGCGGGGTGAAGATGGCCGCCGCCTCCATGAAGAAGGAGGCGGCAATCTGGAGGAATATGATGGGCAGCAGGGCGGCCGGGAGCATCACTGGGCCTCCTGGACGGCCCAGCGGGGCGACTGCGTGTCACCGAATGCCCTGCTGGCGGGCTGGTCGACAAAGATCTGGGTCTGGATCGTGGTGCCCCAGCGGGGGTGGTCAAAATGCAGAGACTGGCTTGGCGGATGCGGGGCAAAGCGCATAGCGCGGCTCCACTCGTCGGCGCCTTTCAAGCAATCGTTGACGGTAATATTCGGAAGGCACATGTAATTGTGATAGTGACCAAGCAAAAGATGGTCAAATGGAGACTTTGCAGCGGCATAAGCTGCCATCATCTTCTTGGCGCCGCGAATGATCGGACCGGCGGCCCCGATGATGCCGTCACCACCACCCACCCCCAGGGAATCGCCGTGTGTCAGCATGTAACGCTTGCCGAAGACGCTGAATGGGGCGTCGTTGCTGTCAGCGACTTGCCACGAAACACCGGGAATTCCCTCGGTTTCGCGCTGTGCCAGGCGGTAGGAGATCCAGTCGGCGTTGGTCGCATTCCGCAGTTTTGCCATCGGTTTGTGGCTGGTGCGGCCGTGGTTCCCAGTGACGCAGACGATATGGATGTTTCCGAATGCCTTCGCCATTTCTTTTATGGCGGCAGAAATATTTGAGGATAGGTCGTAGATACTCTCCATGAGGGTCTGCTCGTTCGTCAGGGCAAGCTCATGATGTATATCGCCCGACACCATGTCGCCGCCCAGGCACAGGTAAAGGCCTGGGTACCGCGGATTCACCATGTGACCGAACGCGAAGTCGATCGTGCGCTCGACCAACGTTTTCAGACGCTTATGTGCGATCTGTGGATTGTATTCGTTGTAGCCATCCATCTCTCGCAGAGAGACGGTTTCGCCCCAGTGCCAGTCCGACCAGATTGCGATCGGTATCCCAGGGGCGCCCGAAGTCGTTCCTTGCGGCTGAGCCCGCCATTCCGGTTGGCGTAGGTTGGTTTTCCCGATGACACCGAGAATATCCAACACACGCTCGTCACTCGCCTCGGCGCGATGCGCCCGGCGCAGTTCGGCCTTCAGCCGGTTCACCTCGTCTTCCAGACCTATGATCCGGCGGGATGCTGGTGAACCGTCGATCCGATAACGCTCCGGCTTCTGCGGCGCGATCTCTTCAACCACCTCGGCGGCGGCCGCCCGTTTGTCCAGAGCCAGCGGCCGGCCATCTTCCATGCCGCCATCAAGCCCATCATCCGCCGCCTTCGGCACCGGCGGCTCGGACATTCTCACGCCGCCCAGGCCGCCCATCAGATCCTCGAAACTGACCGCCCGGCCTTCCTCTTCCACCGGCGCGGCGGAGGCCGGCTTGCCCGGCACCTTCTGCGCCGGCGAGGCGATGCCCAGCTTTTTGCACATGCGGTGCAGGCTGGACAGGGCCCAGCCCTGGCGGATGGCAGTGGCGCGGAAGGATCCGTTGCGGGCCAGCAGGCCCTGGATGTCGGCGGCGGATATGTCGGCGGGAATTGGCGTCGAAGAGGTGGTCATCGGGTGTCCTTTGTCTTGGCTGCCTGTCGCGGCGTGTGTGTCGGTTCGGGTTTCGGTTGGGCAGGAAAACGAAGGAAAACAACGGGTAGGTGTCAGGCGGCGACCTGGATTTCTTCGCCGCCGCGGAAGACGACATCACCCACGAAATCGTACGGGTCGTCCGCGTCCTCGTCCGTTTCGACGGCTGCCACGCTCCATGCGCCGGCGGCACGGACGAGGGTCACGTACCAGCGGCCGCCATCCACACCGCGCAGGGTCCTGATCAGCAAGGCATCGGTCAGGTCGGCAGCAGTGCGGCCAGCGGCAGCGATGGCCGCTTCGGCACGGGCTACGAGCGGAAACAGAATGGGGTCGGCGGCGACGGCTTCAGCGCCGCGGACTGCGATCTCAAAGGCTTCAATCTGTGCGGACATGCTTCTTCTCCTGCGGGGACGGGCTACCCATCCCCGATTGCATCGGTTGGCCATTTGCTTATTCGTGCGGCTGGCTAGATCTTGTGTTCGCCGCGCTGTGTGACCACAACATGAATCCAATGCCGTGGTCACAGCAAGTAAATAATTTCAGAGAAAACATAGCCGTGCAGTCAATCTCCGCCGATTACTTCCCAAACTTTGCTTAAAGGAGAATTTGGTTTTCCATGGAACTTTCCATTCATCGACCACCATTCTCCTTATGAAGTCCTTTAAGGAAAATGATGGAGAATCTGGCAAGGTATGACTGTGGCGCTAGAGGCGTATGCAGGTTAAGCATGGGTGGATGGGTTAGCCGACCCAGAAGGACGCAGATGAGCCAGGCGAGCTGGGAAAAATATTGTGGAGCCGGCCGTCCAGGCTGAAAACGCCTCGCAGCTGCGATCCAGTTGCGTGGAAAATTGCCATCACAATCGTGGAAACGCCTGTTGGATCCATATAGAAGCCGGTTCCCTGCGGTGAGAGATTGGCACCTGAGTATTCACCTGCGTTCGTAAGAATAGTGTACGTAGACCCGTTGGTAGATACAGCAAGCTGCACTACCTGTGTAGGATTGGGAGGCAAGGTCGCCGACGCATCATTTGTGCGATATACGATGTAGTATGTGCGACTTGCATCGCGAGGATCTGCTACTGGACCATACAGCGCGTGAACTCTTGCATTTAGTGTCGCGTTGGTCGGCACATCGGCAGTAAAAATTCCAGTCATGCCAGGCGCCGCAGGGCGGTAAACCGACCACGCATCACCAGGATCCGCGGGCACGGTTCCGTAATCCGTGATTTTCACGGACCCGATTTCACCGCCAGGCCCGCCAATCGACCACGTTCGCAGCCGGCCAGACCCTGCATATACATCGTCGAACATCGCTGCGCATCGCATAGAAATGATCCCGCCACTTCCGCCTGTGGCAAGAGCAAACGGCGGCATCGTATACGGACCGCCAAAATCATTGGCGACTACACTGGTTGACCGAAACTGAAGTCTCGCAATGGCCAGACCACCTGCCCCGGTATAAAGGCCAGTTGCCGTTATTGTTGACCCGGAATAAGTAATCAGTCCAACGAGTGTTCCGTTATGCTGGCTCCAGCCCTGCCAATATTCCGGGTCGACCGTCGCGGTGAAGCCGATCGCCGGGAATTTTGCGGCGCTGAGTGGCCAAGCCAGGCGCGCGATGTCTGGAAAAGCGCCGGAATCCGCGATGGTTTCAGCCGATACCCTGTCGTATCTGGTCGCCGTCGCCGCATTTTGCCAGAACAGCGCGACGCCATATCGCGAAGCCTGGCTGCGATACGCAATAAGAAGCGGACGGCCCAGGGCAGTCGCGCCGCCAAAGGCATACTGCATGTCGGTTATGACAGTGCCGCCGGCGGTTCGGAATTCCAGGCCAGCCACGCTGACCGGCACGGCGGTGAGCGTCCGCGCCGGGTCAGTGGTCGGCGTGGCGGGCGCGACGGTGTTGTGGTCAAAGGCAAGGCGGCCGGACTGGCTCGCCCTGGCGAAGCTGTGGCTCCAGGGCCAGGCTGTACCGGCGGCCGGCGGATAAAGGTGCCACCACCATGGCCGGCCGGCTTGATACCAGCCCGGCCGCGTCCCGATTGTGCGATGTGCAATAGGCATGATTTTAGTACCCCAGGCCGCCGACAAACGAAAACCAGCGGTTCAACCCCTCGACGTAAGTGCATGTTATTACGTCGATTTTCCCAGCGGTGGTTGAAAACTGGATTTGCGTCGCGTCGGCTGGCACGGCGCCCAGGCCGCCAGGCAGCGACAACGTCTTGGCGCCGGACGCGCCGTGGACAATGAAAACAGTCAGACTCCATGCCCGGCGGCGGGGGGCGAGCCCGGCTGGAACTTGGGCGGCAGGAACAGCTGGACGCGAGGCGACAGACAGTGAGCCCGACAAGCCCGGTAGATTCCAAACGACGATTTGCCCGCGGGCCGGATCGGCGATCACAGAAGACCCGCTAAGCTCTTGAATTACTTCGCCATAATCCAGCAAGTCCATCTTTCCGAGGATCGTTAAATCTCTAATATCGTGGAGCGGATCGGCCCGCACGGCCCGGCCCGGCTCAGGTGGCCCTACGCCGGCAACGGCGGGCTGGCCACCCCCTGCCGGCGATGCGGGCACGGGCCGGCGGGACGCTGTGTCAGCTGGGCGGCGGGCTGTGGTGGCGATGAGTGAGGCGAGATCGGTGGACATGTGGGCAGTCCCTTGGTGTTCTGGTTCAGGCCGTGCGGGCGAGGTTGATGCCGAGCGGCAGGCCGGCGACGAGGCTGGGCAGATCGGCTTCGAGCAATATTTCGCCGGATTGCGGCTCAATGTTTTTCAGCGCGATACTGATGCTGATGGGATGGTCCCGCAGGTACGCCTCGGGGTCAGATGTCAGCGCCAGGCCGGTGTTCTGCGACCCGAGCGCGTTGGTAACGGTAACGTTTGTGATGCAGAAATCGTCCGGATCCGCGACAAGTGCGGCGGCATCAACAGGGCGCCAGGGGTAAACCCCGGATTCCGGAGTCTTGGTGCCGACATACGACATGACCGATGATGACAGACCCGCGGGTCCATCCGCGGTTTCGTTTTGCCAGCTTGTCGCCCCGGCAGTTTGCCAGCCCGTCAAAGACGCTTGCACGCCCGTACCGATCGCGACGCCGATCGTGACCTTCGCCGTCCGCTGACCATCCGCGTCCGCCGACAACGTGAGCTGTGTCACTTTTCCTCTGCATGTGCCCAGCCCTGGGATTCCAGAAAGGCGAACAGAGGACGACAGCGTCAGCGCGGCGGCGGCCTCGAAGGTGCATTCGAAGCTCACCGCGATCGCCCTGGCCGCCGCGGCCAGCTTCGCCCTGGCCCGCTGCATGGCGTTCTGGACCAGGTTAAGGCCCAGGGTCGACAACCCGCCGCCGGCGAAGCATGCGCTGGCCGCGGCTCGCTGGCGAACCGAGGTTTTCCATGTCGTTTCGCCATCCGGCGACTGGTATTCCACGAGCTGCGAAGTCTCAAGCTCAGCATCAATGTAAGAGTTGGCCTTCAGGGCCAGCTTTTCTCTCTTGGCAGAAGAACCGGACGCCACAAAAAGTGGCTGAATACCAGCGGTTACTGAGAATGAAACGACTTCCCGGCGCGGCTGCTCGTAGTTCGCCTCGATTTGCATTTGCCCAGTGAAAACGCCCACTTCGTAACTGATCTGCCGGTTCCGCGGCACGTCGGGTGTGGCCGGCCAGTCGGGCGAACGAATGTAGTCCACTTCTGGGTCGCCGGACGGGTAGTCCAGCGCCGACACCGTGGCGGCGGACGACACAGTTGTACCCACTTTTCGCAGTGCGGCATATTTCACGGAGTAGCCGGACGACGAACCTGACACAGCCCCGGTCCAGGCGCTTTCAAGGTCGTCCTGGGTTATCGTGGATATCGTGGTCGTCGGAACTCCGCCGTTTGCAGCCGCGAAAATCTTCGGTGCCGCATCGAACTGCGTCGCAACCCGCTGCGACCAGCCCACATCCAACTCGACATCAATTTGTGTCACAGGCGGTTCAGTCACCTCAACGCTTACATTCCACACATCCGAAGCTGTTAAAGTGGTGAACCCACTGCCCGCGAAAATGTGGCTCAGCGTCGGTGAACCCCCGACGCGCGGCCAATGGACCACCAAAGGGATCGCGGCCAGTGCCACGGCTGGATCCGCCGGGTCGTAATCTTCCGGCAGCAAAAGTGGTTCGAACTGGGGGCGGCGCGGCCTGGAGATCGACACCGCAAGGTTCGCCGGCGTCCAGCCAACTGGGATTTCGATGACGGTCAGGATTCCGGCAGCGAAATCAACGCGATAGTGCGTGTTTTCGATCCAGAGCGGGTCGACCACATCGGCGGACGCGAGCTGCGTGAAGCCAAGGTTGAGCTTCGCACCGGCCAGAATCCCAGATTGTGGGAGTGAAGCCGTCGATACAAGGCCGTTTAAAGAGCCGAACAGCGCCAGAAGGGCCCCGCGGTCATCAAAGGGCCTAGAAACGCATTCTATAGCAACGCTTTCCTGACCAACCAGGCCGACCGGGAATGCGGTCAGCGAACCGGCGAACAGCAGCGTTGGGCTCGCGCCGGCGGTCAACTCGCAGGAAATGAAGGCCCGACGCTTCCTGCCTGGCGCAAGAAGGCCAATCCCAGGATTCCGGATCTCGACAGATGCCGTTGCGAACTCACCCTCGCCGTGGGAAATCGTCAATGCAAAGACTTCCTCGTCCTCGCGGGCGTGAGTAGCAACCGAGAAAACTTCCGCATCGTCAACCCACGCGAAATAAATCTTCCCAGACGACATAATCAAACCTCTTCGAGTTCAACGCCCCAGCTTGCAGACCGGCCCCAATCATTTTCCGACCTGGACCAGGATGCGACCAGACACTGAACAATGGGCCGATATGTCACGTAAGCGACTGCTTCCGGAAAAGTAACACTCCACGGGGCGCTTGTCGAACTTGTGGATGGCGAAATTTCGACTCCGTCGACAGTCACGCCCCTGACTGACCCCGCCACCGGCTGCCGGGCCAACACCGCCTGCGTCGGCGTGCCCGGCGTCGGCAGTTGCTCCACAGGATCCGGCATATGCACAGTGACCGGCATGCCGCGCCACAAACCCACCAGCGTCGGAACCCGCCCACCGCTATGCGCTAGCGAGATTTTGACCTTGCGGAACAATGGGTTGGACAGGTTCTTGAGCGTGCCGTTGACCGTCCTCCGGAGTTCGCCGGCATCGATCGGCGACACGTCCACGTCAATGCCGCGGGCAGAACGGACCGGGAACACGACTTCCCCTATTTCCGAGGAAATAATCCGCAGATAGGTATCTGGAGCATCGGTCATTTCGTTGTTTTCCTATTCTGATTGTCGTCCTACGGCCTTGCGGGAGGGGTTAGCGCCAGGCGGGCTGGCTGCCGCTCGAAGACACGCGCGCGGTGCGCTGCAGGGCGGCCTTGATGTCCCTGATGCCGGCGTCCGACGTCCGCGCGGCCACGGACTGGCCGCTTGGCAGCACGAGAGTCAGGCCGGCGCCCATTCCGGTACCGCCAACGTCGCCGATGCCGGCGAGGCTTGGGACCGACATCCGGGGCATGGACATGGCCCCGACGAACCCTCCGGTGGCGAAACCGGGCAACCGCAAGCCGTTGACGCGATTGAGGAAATCGACGCCGTACTGGCGCACGGCGGCGGCCCTGACCACGAACTCACCTGTGGACAGGCGGGCAAGGATAGAGTCAGAGGTCGGGCCGCCGGGCCCGGAGACCTGGCCGCCGTCGGCGTAGCCGGGGATGGACGGGGTGGTGGATGAGGTGGCTGGTGAAGACAGGCCCAGGAACCGGCCCGCGGCGGACAAAGCTTCGCCAACGGACCGGCCGACGTCGGCGGCCGTAGTGCGCAGCCAGTCCCAAAATCCGGCAAACAGGTCCTTCCACGCGATTATGGAAGTGGAAATTGCGCCCGTGAATCCTTCGACCAACGCGGTTCCAATTGCGGCGAGCGAAGGCAGCGGGAAAGTTCGGATGACCGTGACAACGCCAGCCAGCGCATCGCCAATCGCAACGATAACCGGCCAAAGTCTTGATACGACTGCAAAAACGGCACGCAGCGCACCGCCAAGCGGCGCCAACAAGCCGATCAGGATAAACAATTGACGATTGTTCTCAGCGCCTGTCAACTCGCGCAGAAAAGCCAGTACAGGCTCAACAAAGGCTTCGATTGGCTTGTAGATTTTCTCGAAAACCTTAGACACATCACCAGCGAAACCGACAATGTACTTAATAATCTCGTTGATGGCATCAAGGATCGGCTTGATGTCACGATCGTAAACCTTGACAAAGTCGTCAAACAGCGCTTTGAACTCTTTTGTAAGAGTTGCACGAGCCTCTGAGATCCATTTCGGTACAGCGCTTGGCTGGCCGTTGATGAACTTGAAAATCTCGCCGAAAATCCCGCGGATTTCAGACGCAACGCCGGTAAATGCTTTCAGCCAATCGTTGGTCAGCGGCTCCTGGCTCCCGGAAAGCAACTTAAAGATGTCGACAATGACGCTGCGCAAAAAGCCGAACCCCTGCGCAGCGAGGTCAACGATCGCGGCGCGGTTTTCAGCGATCCAAGCGGTAAGCGCCTGAAGATCTGCGGCGGACTGCGGCCCAAGGGCTTCCAGCAAGGCGCGCTGAACCGATTTCAAAGACAGAACAAGTCCTTGCCAAGCAGAGTCAACCTCTACGGCAATTTTCCCCTGGTTATCCGAAACAAACAGGCCCAGTCGATAAATTTCCTCCATTTCCTTTCGGATGCCGGCACTGCCCTTTTCGAGGAGTGGCAGCAGTTTTATTGCATCGTCTTCACCAGTAATCCTTTGCAACGCGAAAGTCCGGCCAGCCGAATTCGGCATGGCGGCAAGACCATCGGCGACGCGGGGGATGAGCTGGCTCATAGTCAGCAACTCGCCGTTCGGCCCGCGCAAAGCAACGCCCAACGCTTTGAAAACGCTGGCTTGCTCGCTCTCTGGATCCTGGAGCGCTGTGACGTAGGCGTCGGTCAGACCGGACAGAGCGCCGGACAGGTCATCGACTTCAATGCCGGTTTTGCGGGCAACTGCGGCAAAAGCGGAATACTGTCCAACGCCCCCGGAAAAACCGCTGGACTGCGTAATGCGCTGAAGCTTTGCTGTTTCGTCCGCGCTGTCGCGAAGGGAGACAGCGAGTCCGGCACCCGCTGCGGCGCCGGCGGCAAGGCTCGCCAGGCCGGTGCGGATGGTAATCCCAGCAGCTGCGCGAGCAGCGCCAAGGAGTGCGCCGCGCAGGCGGCCCGCTGTTGAAGTGGAAGCAGAAAGGCCGGACGCCAGCGGGCCGGTCGCAGCGGCCATAGATGAGATGGACGAAGCGGCACTGGAGGGCGGCAATGCGGAAGTGAAGGCGGACATGGCCGTCGCAGCGGAACCGGCGGTCGTGGCGATTGACCTTAGGGCGGCGTTGATTGCAACCAGCGCGGTTTCTAGTCTCGTCGCGGAAATGACGAGTTTGTCTATTGCGTCGGTGACGCGCTTCAGGGCAGCCACGGCTGCGGCGTCGCCGGTGATCCGGATGGCGATAGTGCCGGCTGAACCGACGGCTGCGACGCGGGTGAGCGCCGCCGCGATGTCATCGAGCAGTCGGGCGACGCGGGCACCGCGAACGGCGGCACGGCCCAGGGCGGTGGCTAGGCTACCGACCGCGGCGGCGCCGGTCGACCTGATCGTCGTAAGGTCGGTGGCGATGCGCGCAAGGTCGGACGACAGCGCAGCGGCGCCAGTAGCGCGAAGATCAATGGATGCAGACGCGGAGCGCAGGGCGGTGACGGCGGTGGCGATGCGGGACAAGGAAGATTCAGCGGCTGGAGCGCCGGTGGTGGTAACGTCGATGTCGATCGGAGAACGGATGCCAGCAATGGCAGCCACCAATTTGCCAATCGCGGTCGACAGCGTGCTGACCTTCGTCGTTGCGGCACTGGCGGCTGAATCCAAGCCGCCGATCGCCGGCCCGGCACCGCTGCGAACGGCGGCAAGACCAGCAGAAACGGCGGCAAGATCGCGGGCGATGGCAGCCAGACCTGGAGACTCGATGTCAATTTTCCCAGAAGCGCTTTTCAACGCCGCGGCAGCGGCTGCCGCGGCGTTGAGATCGGTCGTCAGCGCTGCGACCTTGGACATCGCCCGTGTCGTCGCCACCTCAATATCGCCCAGGGCCGCCCGGATTCTATCCAGGGCAGTCGTCACCGTGCCCACGCCGGATGCGTCAAACTCGAAACTAAGTTTCTGACTGGCCGATCCGGTAGTCATTTTATTACGCTCCGCTCAGTTCCTTGAGCAATTTTTTGACACTGTCGTCTTTGCCGTGGTGCGCAGCGCGGGCGGCGACTATGGACCTGGCCATCGCGAGATCCAGGCGGCGGGCGTCGATGGCGGCGAAGGCGGCGATCTGGCGCGGGGTGTATTGCCAAACTGACGACGGAGGATGGCCGGCGGCAATCAGTTGATGTATCGCCGCCGCCAATTCGCTCAGCGGTCCTTCGGAGCGCCCCGACCGCCGGTCGCCGCGGTGGCGAGGCTTTCGAGGCGGCGAACGAAATCCTCCACGCCCTGCGGCATGGTTTCAGCGATGATGGCCGACAGCAGATCCAGCTGTTCTGAGGCGGACAGCGTCGCGGCCACGGCTTCCGCCTTGCTGTCACCCGGCGAACCGGTGCCGGCGGCGATCACCGCGGCCAAGGCTTCAGGCGCAGCCTCAGCCAGCGTCTCAGCCGACATGTTGCCGCCACCGAGGGCCGCCAGCAGCGCCGGAAACCGGTGCAGCAGCGTAGCCAGTCCAGCCGCCGAGACTCCGGTGACAGCCACGTCCGTCCCCCTCACGGGAACGGTGCGGCCGGCGGGTGCGATATCGAGAAGGGATGCCATAGTCTGATATCTCCAATCAGATCAACTGGATAGCGGGAGAATTAGAGGGTGGACTCGCGGCCGATTTGGAACCCGGCGGGCTGCGTGCCGTCGGGGTAGGCGCGCCCGGACAGTTCGACCGTGCCAAAGTCGCTCTCGGAAATCAGAGCGCGGGCGCTGGCGGGGCGAAGCTCAACGTCGTGCAGCTCAACGAGCGATTTGACGCCGATGGCGTTGATCCCGCGAACGATGAGCCGGCCGCGAATTCCGGTTCCATCGGCGATCCCCGACTGGTGGCCCGAGGTAATCGCGGCGGCGTCGTAGCCGATGGTGAGGTCGCCGGACAGGCCCGAGGGAATGGCGACGATTTCGACCAAGCCAGCGGCAGCGTCGACGCGGAAGTGGGTGTTGGCGACCCAGGTGCCGGTGCCGGTGGCGGACGTCAACTCGACGCCGCTGACGGACAGGCGCGGCAGGCGGTAAATACCGCCGGCTTCAACGTCTGCGGAGGGGATAACCAGCGTCTGATCCGTCGCGGCGGCCTGCGTCATGACGGTGGCGGTGGACATGAGGCTCGCGGCGCGGGCGTACGGCGACATCTGGGCGAGCGTCATCGAGACCTCGGCGTCGACCTGGGAAACGACCCGCTTCACAAGGGTTCGCGTCGCCTGATTGTTCGCGTACCTGTCCGTTTCTTCGACCGAAATGGTGATCTCGACACTGTCGGCATCGCCCAAGTTCAGGAATTTGGTGCTTCCGCGCGGCTGAAACAAAAGTTCCGCCTTAGGGATCGAATAAAACTCGTCGCTCAGGGGGCTGAAAACCTTGGACATTTCGGAAAACTCCTGGTGATTACTTGGTTGTGGAGCCCTCACGGGCGACGATATCGACCTCGTAGGTCGCGGATACGGAGTGAGTGAGGCGGTCGCCCTCAGACGTGATTGCCTTTTCTGCGCCAGTCAGCTGCAGATCTGCGGCGATCCCGCCGAGCGTCACATCGGCGAAAAGGCGGACCTCTACATCGGCGGCGACAGCCTCTGCGGCATCCTCGCCGTCATCGCCGCGGCTCGCGCCGACAATGGTCACGAGAACGGTCCTGGTGAGCATCCTGCTGCCGGGCCGACCCGCACTTCCGGTGGAGACGCGCTCGCCGGTGACATAAACCAGCGCGGCTGGATAAGCCGTGTCAGCGAGCGGGTAAGCGCGGCTGGCTTCAACTGTGCCTGCCACTGGCACACCGGAGGTCAGCGCGCCGACAATGGCGTCCCTGACCTGGCTGCGGATGTGTGGTACGGTGGCGGTCATGGCGATTGTTGGAGATCGTTGTTTTCTACACAAAAGGCAGACTATCACGGCGATCTGGCTGGCGCAAATCTGAGCCCGGCTGGCGGGATCAGCTGCGGGAAAGCCGGCAGACGACGAGCCCGCCCGCGGGCTCGGCCACTGTTCGCACCTTATATATATGTCCGTCGGGCGAGATGAGGCTGTGGCCTTCGGCAATCCCGGGCGCTGCGTCTGCGGAGATCGTGGCCATGGGGGCGGTGGACTGGTACTCAACCCCGTCCTGAACATCAACAACCACAGCGTCAGCGCGGAAAATCAGGCGGATCGGCGTACCTGCGGACGACGGGCTGGCCCGCCAAGTCCAAGCCTGGCGGTCGGCGAAAGCGCCGATGGTGAGGGCAGGCAGTGCGGCGAAGATGGAGGCGGGCATTGGCTTAGATCCTTGCGGATGGGCCGCCACCGGGTCCACGGGAAGCGAGGGCAGCAAGGACGGAATCGATGCGGGAGGTGAGCCCACCGAATCCTGCTCGAAGCTCGGCGCCGAGGTCGCTGATGCGGGTTTCCATGCGCTCGCGATCAGCGACGTATTCAGCGCGCTTCAGGTAATCATCCCGGATGTCATCGAGGCGGCTGAAGATTTCGTCGCGGTCGCGGTCGACGCGGGCGACAATTTCGACGCGGGTCTTGTCGATTTTCTTGGACAAGAAAGAATAGACACCCCAGGCGACGCCGACGGCTGAAACAGCGGTGCCGGCGATTTTGAGGAGCAGATCGAGTTCATCCATGGAGGCACCGCGAATATTTGGGGTATGTGGTTGGCCGTGTCGGCTGGTGATGATCGACAATATCATGGGCGCGACGACGAACGCAAATCCGCCCAGCGAAATGCAAGAGTCGTAGCCACATCAATTTTCGGATACGTTATGTCGGTCGCAACACATACTGAAGGTGCAGATTATGCAGGCCGACGACCCTACCGCCGCTATAAAGGCGAAACTTGACCCGATATTGAAAAGTATAAATGATTATGTATTGAGAGCGTTATATAATGGTTCTGGCAGTAGAGATCCGGCTTATAGCCAACATTCCGCAATTATAGCTCAAATTATTGAAGACTATAACAAAATCGAGAATGCGACTGTTGATCTTATGATTCAAAGCGTGAAGTCAGGTGGCGTTAGTATTAACGACCTGTTCCAGCGCATTGATTCTGCTGCAAGAAACTTTACTGATGCCGCACTGGTGACCAGAAGAGTTGGTTTCAAGGACGAATATGTCAATCCGACCATGTTTGGCGGACCATCGGTAATCAGTAGAATCAAATATACGAAAGATGTTCTGGATTATTTTATCAGGGAACTGAACAAAATCTGACACACAATATTTGTTGGAGCAGCATGGCTATCAGAGACTTATCTTAGATAATTCTGCTGCCATGCCGCGTTCTGTGATGACAACCTGATCTTGAAAGGGAATATCTCACTATGCCGACATGGGAAGGTGTGTTTAAAGTCAGAGGTAAAGACGGTGGGCCAAATAAAGTCATGATATCGGACGGCGATTATCCTGATGACATATATATTGATGAGGCGGACTACAGAGCTAGACTCTATAATCCGCCTTTCGAGAAGCTGAAGTGGAGCGACAAACCGGACGAGGAGTAATTTTCACACCCACGACTTAAGCGCTCTGTGCGAGTGTAACGTGGATATTGCGGCCGATATCCTGGCGATAGACAGTCATTATCGTTCGCCAACCGCCGGCAGACAGTGGCACAGCCTGGCCCTGGCTCAGGCCGTGGAACTGATCTGAATTCGACGCTGGATAAAGCTCGACCTGGTTTCCCGAGGTGTTGAGATACGTGGTCGGACCCACCGCGCTGCTGGCCCTGACGCCCTGGCCGCTGGCGGTGGAATTTACGACGACCGACGACGGCAACCCGTTGCTACCATGAAACGCTGCGCCCGATGCGTTGCTGCCAGTTGCGTTAACCGAGTAGACGGCCGGCGCTTGCACCAGAGCTTGCCACGATCCGCCAATGAAGCCGTGCCAGCCGCCCCCCGTCAAATTTGCCCCGGTAGCGACCTGCACCAGGAAACCGGCGCCGCCGGCAACTGCGGCGGATGCATCCCAATCGATGACCCAGGCGCTACCGTTGTATTGGATGATATCACCCGCGGCCACGCCGGCGATCGAGCCCCATGACCCCGCCGGCGAGCCGACAAAGCCAACGGCGTACCGGTCCCCAGTGGTAGCTGGCGGCAGAGCACCAACGCCAGGCTCTTCGAACTGCAGAAACGCGACGCGCGCGACCGGACGCAGGACTTTGAAGGCAGCCAGCACGGCGTCAGGATTGGTCCGCACGTTGGCGCCACCTTGGACAGCCGGCAGCATTTCCTTGCCACCAATTGCCGAACCGGCGGTCATTTCAGAAATCTTCTGACTCATTTTGAGTTACTCCAGTACGATTGTTGCGCCGGTTTCGGTCAGGATCGGCAGGCCGGTTTCGAGAAGGATGGCCTCGCCGGACGGCGGCGGATCTGGCGGATCGGAGATCTCAAGGGCGATGGCCTGGCCATCCTCCAGCAGGATCAGCTCTCCGGATTCCAGCAGGAAGGCCGCCCCAGGATCCGGATCCGGTGGCGGGGCTGACCCGCCACCGGCGGCGCGGATCGGCGTCATGAATGTGCCGGGGCGGATCAGCATTTTGGCGAAGCCTCGGGGTGGCGGCCGACGGCGGGTGACGCAGTGGGCGGAAAAGAAAAACCCCGGCGGGATGTTGGCCCGCCGGGGGTGAGGGCCGGAAAGGTCGGCGTTGGTGGGTTAAGTGCGCTTGCCCTTGATCAGGACGCGCGGCCTGGTGCAGAGGCAGAGCGGGTTGCTCTGCACTTCCAGCGTGGCGGACCGGATGGTCTGCAACTCCGTCGGCATCGCGGCGTAGCGCGGCAACCCGGGGCGGTTCACCGTTTCATTCCAATCGGCCGGAGCGAAAGTAACCGTGAACAAATCAGGAATACCGGACGGGAAAAACTGGACCTTCTGGTCGCCAATTCCGGACGAACCGTCGTCCATGCCCTGGTAATCGTGCCACCTCACTCCAGCATACGTGAAAACGCCGTGCGTATAGTCTTCGCGAAGGGCAGCCCCCTCCTGGAAGCGATCATACGCCTGTTTGACCTCAGGATGATTGATCAGGGCATCGAAAAATTCGCCGTCGCAGAACGCCTCCAGACCGAACGGCAAATTTCCCTGAACGCCAAGCTCAGACTTGATGAGGCGGCGAATGGCGGACGTCTTCGACCGGATTCCGGCGGCAGCGCTGTCCAAGTCGAAGTCGACTTCCGTATGCTGGGCGACCTGGAACTCGCTGAACAGGTCGTAAATCACCGACCCATCAGCATCCAGCAGCAGGCCGGACACGGCGCCCAGCATGTGATGCTCAGTCGTGGCATCCAGATCGCTCAGGGCCTCGTCCATCTTTTCATCGATCTTCGACTGCAGCGTCTCCAGTTCGTTCTCGCTGCCGAACTGCCTCACACCCTGGACCTCATCGGCCCGGATCGTGCGCTCCTGCTTCAGATGGGGGATGATGAAAGACCTGGCCTTGCGCTTGCTGTTGCCCTTTGTCGGGGCGCGCTGGTAGCGCTGCGAGGTCTGAATAAGGCCCAGCTGACCGTCCTTTTCCTCGACGATCACAGTGTCCGTGCGGACGCTCTTGGGCGTAAAAAGCCCCATGGTGCGCAACTTCGACGGCGCGTACGGGCGCTTGTTCACCGCCGCGGTCAGGCTCGTGGTGCTGAAAGCGTCGCCGGCGAAGGGATTGATCATCGTCATGATGTGTCCTTACTTGTTGGTCGTCATATTCGACATTGCAGACATGCGAAAATGTCGAGGCCTTAGCGGGCGACGATCTGTTTCGTGGAGGAAAGGATGGCCAGGGCCGCGGCCTTTTCGGTGCTGTCGACGCCGACATGCCAGACCAGGTCCGAGGCGCGAACTTCGGACAGCCTGGCGGTCACGACGGCGGGCCCGTTTCCAGCGCGGGCGTACAGAATGGCACCGGGAACGTCGATGGTGGACGTCGACGGGTCATACTGCGTCCAAGTCCCAGCCGAGCCGCCGGATTCCACCTGAGCCAACACGGTGCCGGGCTGATAGACAGCCCCGCCGGTCAGGCCGGAAATCGTCACGCGGTCACGCGAAATGGCGCCGACCTCCGAGATGAGGTATTCGCCAGGGTAGAGACCTTCGGTCAAAACGGGCATCGTGCTTACTCCACAGATATGCCCGCGTTGGTCGGGCGAAAACGGTTGACAGACATAATCTACATCAGGCTCAGCCCGGACGCAAATCCTGGCCAACCCCTTGTTTTACTTAACCTTTCCGGCGAACCGGTTCATCGCGTCAGCCGCGTCGATCTTGGGGACGTTGCGCGGCGGCACGATGGACCCGAGGGCGCCGGCGGGGCTGAGCGACGGGTCAATCTGGAGCCTGGCGTCGCCGGCGACCATGAGGTCGAACAACCGGCTGCGGACCTGATCGACGGTCAGGGTGCCGCCTGTCAGTTCAGCCTCGACCTGGGCGGTGAGACTGGCGCCGATCTTGCGGGCGCGGTCGACCAGGCCCTTGGCGGCCCCGGCGAACTGGACGATGTCCCGGACTTCTTCAACGGTTGCCCGGCGGGCGATAAGCTCCGACGCGCGGTTGGCGATCCCGCCTTCGGCGCAAATGCGAGCGATTTCAGCGGCTTGCGCAGCGGCGGCGGCCACGGGATCGGGGTCAGCGGCCGGCGGTGCGTCGGCGGGCTGGTTGGCCGGCGGGGTTGCATCGGCGGCGGGCTCGTTAGAACCTTCGTTTACAGGGCCGTTTTCCTGGCCTCCGTGGGAGGCAGAGGTATCTTCGGACGTCTGAGGCGTCGTAGAGGCTTCTGACGGGCCCGTATTTTCGGGGGTATCGGTGCCGGCCTCGGTGGCGTCGGTGGTTTCGGGGTCGGCTTCGGCCCAGGTGTCTGGATCTGCCACGGCGCGCAGGTTGGCCGGCACGCTTCCGAAAGTCCTGAGACGGCCAAAGTTGGCGCTGGCTGACAGCTTCACGGCACCGGTGACATTGTCCGCGAAACCCTTGGCAACGGCTTCATCGCCGGCCATCCAGGTTTCGGCATCCATCATAGCCTTCAGCTCATCCCGGCTCATCCCAGTCTTGCGCTCGTAGGCAGTGACGATCGTCTGGCCGATCTGGTCCAGCAAGTCCGCCATGGACCGCATCTCGTCGGCATCGCCGACGCTGACGGACCAGGGGTTGTGGATCATAAGGAAGGCATTCGAGCCGATGTTGATCTCGTCACCAGCCATGGCCACGACGGACGCCATGCTGGCGGCCAGGCCGTCGATGTGGACAACGACACGGGCCGGGTGCGCTAGCAGCAAGTTATAGATCGCCGCGCCATCGAAAACGTCACCGCCAGGGCTGTTGATGCGCAGGTCGATCCGGTCAACGGCGCCGATGCTGCGCAGATCCCTGATGAAGCTGCTGGCGTTGATGCCCCAGAAGCCAATCTCGTCGTAGATCGTGATTTCGACGGAGCTTTCGCCTTCAGCAGGCGTGACCAGGCCGCCGATGCGGTACCAGGAATTCTTGGGCTTGTTGGCAGTGGCCATGATTTAGCACTCCGTAACGGTAGCCAAGCCGGCGCCAGACGGCGACAGCAGGCTGATGCGGTCGCCAGGCTGGACCCTGAAATACTCAACGGCACCGGCCGGCAAGATCATGTCGCCGGCCGCCGCGTCGGCATCGGGACCGATGGCCACGCGGGCAAGAGTCGTGGTTGCCAAGCGGACGACGGACGTAAGCTCACCGACAACTGGCGAATGCACAGCTGCGCTTGAGCCCGTGGTAAGCGCGGTTGTTAGGGACGGTCGCAGCGCGGGGACCGTCTGGCCCACAGCGCGGAGCGTCAGCTTTTCTCGGGCCATCTGGCTCATCTGCGACTCACTATATAGATGTTGTTCGACGTTTCCGACAGTTTACATGCAGTCCGGCCTGGACGCAAATCGGCGACCCGGCTGAGCTTTACCGGCGGGCCTGGGCCCGCGCGGCTGGGTTGGAACCGGGCGTCGGCGCGGCGGTGGACGAGGCATATCGCAGCCCCATCCTCTCCGCCCGCGCGTTGTCCCTGGCATGCTCGCTGTCGACATCCTCGCTGTCGTAGCCGGCCTCTGACACAACTTCAGAGCGAGACTTGAAGCCATTTTTGACAGCCAGTTCGTTCGCCTGGACCTCTTGGACGGGCTGCAAATAGCCCCAGCTCGGCGGCGTCCAGCGCACGTCATAAAGGTCTTCAACCTCAACGCCGGCGGGCAGTTCGATGGCACCGGACAGGATCGCGGTGTCGATCCAGCGCTCCCATATGGGATGGCACATCTGCTGCACCATGAGGTTGTGCTGGTAGGCCTCCAAGCCGCGGCGATACTCGATCAGAACTTGGCGCAGGGTACGGTCCGACATGCCAGACGTGGGTCCGACCAGGACTTCGTAGGGCATGCCAACCGATGCGCAGATCCAGCGAAACTGCCAAGTTAAGAATGGATCGTAACTGCCGCCGACTTCCGCGGGCTGTGAAAGCTCGGGTTTTTGGCCGGGGTCCAGCATTTGCCAAGTTCCGGGCTGCAAAACCATGGTTGAGTCGCCGCGATCGTCTGGCTCATCCTCACCAAGAACGGGGCCTGACGTGTCTGTTGGATTTGTGATCCACCCGACTATGTTTGCTGTTGCTTTCTTTCTTACGAGTTCTGCATCGTCGTAAGCGTCCAGTTCGCGCAGTTTAATGAGGGCCCTGGTGAGCAGTGGTTCGCCGCGCTCAAGGCCCGCACGGAAATTCGGATTCAGAGCGACATGGCATACAGACGAGGCTGGCACCGCTACGGTTTCGATGGTCGATCCAGCATCGTAATCCCAGATGCCGGCGCCCATTTCCCCTGGATGCCGGCGCAGCATGTGGACGTAAGCGCGGCGGCCAATCTGGTCGCGTTCGATGCCGGCCACAATCCTGTTGCCGGGGACGGCGGGCACTATCGGATACAACAGCGGCACCTGTTCGGCCTCGATGGCTTCCAGCTGCAGCGGTACAGCGAGGCCGTCTTCGGGCCGGCGCGGGCGGAAGCGAATGAACATCTCGCCTGCCGCAGCGGTGCCGCCGGCGACCAGACTTTGCATGCCGTACAGATCCAGGCGGCCAAAGGTGTCACACTGGCGGCACCAGCGGGCCCAAAGGCGTTGGATTTTGCGCTTGAGTTCTGGATGATCTGGAAGCTGCAGCAGGGGTTTGATGCCAGTCCCGACTACATCGCGCGAAAATTTGGAAACGATGTCGGCGGCCCATCCGTCAGAGCGGACGGCCTGGCGCGACCTTGCGCGGAGGGTCGACAAGTTGTTGATTAAGCTGGCATTCGGCCCGGTCTGCGGCGCAGCCCAGTTCGCGCCACGGCCTTCGCCGCTGGCAGCCTCGTACTCTGCGCCGGACACCGCGGCTTTGACCGATACTGAGCCGGCCCTGACGCGGACTCTGGGTTTATGGGCTGGCATTTCAGAATCCCTTGCAGGTGCTGACGATGATGCGGCGCAAGCGGCGGCGGGCGGTGCCCGTGGGCGAGGTCAGCGCGGACAGTTCATCGTCGATGGAACGCAGGCGCGAGCGCATTGCGGCTTCCGAGTCGTACTTAACCCGTTGATCTCCGTAGGAAATTTCGGTTGCGCCGCGCAGCAGAGCGGATTCCAGCTCTGCCCGCATGTTTTCGAGGTAGACGATCCGATCTGGGGTAGACATAGCAGCCATTGCGCGACACTCACCTCTATCTCATACCCATGACGAACCGCGGCCCGCTCCGACGCTTTGCCTTCGGCGCGGGGGCCGGCGGCGGTGGCTGCGGAGAGGGGGCCGGCCCGGCGGCCGAATGATCGGCAGGCCGGGCCGGCTGCCCGGCGGCGGGAGCCACCCGAGGGGCCGGGCCGATGTCTGGCGATCCCACCACAGGAGATGAATGGTGTCTGTCGCGCTTTTCAACATCGTGAGCCGAAGATAGCATGGAATTTGGGGCTGACGCAAATCCGGGGCCGGCGGCCGGTGCGGCGGTGACAGAGCCGGACGGCGCACGCTGCGAAACGTAGGTGTTGAGCCTCAGGCCATAGGCTTTGAGGCCGCACAGCGCTGCGTAGGCGTAGCAAATCAAGTCCCAACTTTCGTTTCGCTTGCGCTCTGGATTCTTCCAGTAGCGCCTGTATTCGCCGCGTTCGTGGACAGTCACCAACTTTTCGGCAGTAAGTTGCTCGAAGAAGTCCTTTTCGAGGTTTTGCCCGAAGCGGATGTAGCCAGGCCCGTGACTTTCGATTTTCAGGCGGGCGTGGATTTGGTCTTTGGCGGCGTTGGTTCCAACGATGTAAAAAGTCTTGCCGGACTTGGACATGGAGACCTTTGACGGCCACACTGGCGACCGCTGGCCGTTACGCTCGGACGCGCCTTTGATTGCCCAAACTCGCCGGCCGGCGCGGGCGGCGGCGAATTCGTAGACCCTCTGGGCGTGATGGCCACCGGTGTCGATGGTGGTGGCCTGGATGTGAAAGGCTCGGCCATCCCAACGGCTTACGGGGGTCTTGAGGAGTTTGTCGAGTTCGAGCCAAACGTGACCCTGGCCTGGATCGCCAGGGATCACAACATGGTCGATGACCGACGAGCACTCGTCGATGCCATAGGAAACGATCAACGCCTCAAGACGATTGTCCTGGACGTCGACGGAGCAGACAAGCAAGCTGGAATCATCAGGGATGATCCCGGAGTACGATTCGCGGCGTGACATGAGTACGCCGTCGTCCAGTTTCTGCCCGCGTTCTTCGTATTCTTCGGCAAGCTGCGTATTGATGAAGAACCGAAGCTGTTCTACATCATCCTGGACGGTAATCCATTTGTATACGAGTTCGGATACTGTTTGCGTGCAGCTGTAGAGCTTACTGGCCCAGTAGCCTGCGTGGCGGTTGGAAACGGCGCGCTTGCCACAGTGGCGGCACAGAGCGCGGCCGATCAGGTGCTCATCGTCCCAGTCCCACATGCGCGTGACCTGGGGATCCTGGTCTTCGCCGCAGCACCTGAAGCGCCGGGTTTGCCGCCAGCGGATGGTGGTGCGGATAGCGTGATGTCGTTCGCGATCGGTCCAGCCCGCGCCGCAGCCTTCGCAGTAAACCCTGGCGGTTTCGGGCTGGTGATTTCCGTCTTCGTCCTTATCCCACTGGACCTGCGACCAACGAAGGATTTGCTCATGGTCGCAGTGCGGGCAGCGGACGTAGGGCCGGCGCTGGTCGGATGAGGCGTAGCTTTTCGAGATCGACCCTTCTTTCGTCGTCGGGCTGCAGGTGCGGATCGACAAGGAATTGGCCACGAAGGAGGACATGCGCTCTTCAGCGAGCAAAATGGGGTCGCCCTCGGGCGTGGTGGAATACTTGTCGACCTCATCAAGGCCAACGACGCGGATCGAGATCATAGCCAGGTTTGTGGGCGAGCCGGCGGCGGTGATGAGCAGGTCGCCGCCGGGGAATTTCTTGTAAGCCTGGGTGCTTTTGCCATCACGATCGGCGGCATCGCGCACAAGGTCGCGCAGCACCGGCGAATGGCGGATCAAAGGCGAAATCTTTTTCTTGGAAAAAGTCTGGACCGCATCTTCTTTCGGCTGAACAAATAAAATTGGGCATGGATCAAGATGAGCGAAGTATCCGAAAGTATTCTCTAAGCAACTCGTTTTCATTATTTGGGTGCATGACATAATAGTTATTGTCCGCACGCCCGGTTCGGTGACTGCGCGCATAGGCCCACGGGCAACTTCTTGCGTAGAAGTGCGCCACTTGCCCGGAATTGCATTGCCCTCCGGTCCCAGGACTCGAAATTCATCTGCCCATTGGTCAACGGTAAGTCTCGGCGGCGGCAGAAGTGCGCCGCGAGACTTTATGCGCAGCAGTTGGCCCAGGGCCTGCCGGGCTTCAGGCGCGGTTCTCATCATCGCCTCCATCGGCCTGGTTGTTACGATGTTGGTCATCGGCTTGCCTTTGGATTGCAGCGTCGTAGCCCAAGGCCTCCAGCGCGACATCGATCTCTTTCCGCATTTCACGGAAAAGCGTTTCCCCGTCAGCGCCAGCGAGCGTTTGCGATACGCGGGCCGGCAGGGATCGCAGGCGAGCCCGGACCTCTGAGTATTCCTCGGACACGATCTGGACCACATCGGCGAGCATCAGAGTCTCTTGGCGAACGCGCGCGAGTTGGTATTCAGCCATGCGGGCTTCGGCCGACAGTTTCCGACGCTGCGCCTCCTCCTTATCCATCAGACTGTCGTCGTCCATTCCGGCAGCGGCGCGGGCTCTTTCCTCGCGCCAGGCGATGACGGCAGCGATGTCTATTTGCCAGCCGCCGCCATCCGCCGCATTGTCGGGACGCTGATGCACAGGCATGCCGTCAGCGATCCAGGCGCGGATGGTATTGCGGGACCGGCCAGTCATCATCGCGAGCTGCGAAAGGGACACGTATCGCCCACCAGGCACCGCACCATCATCAGCTTCGCAGTCGTCGACAGCCATATCATCCAGGCGGACGGCAGCGGCTGGCTCATCATCGGCGACACGGCGTCTGACATCTTCCGGTGCCGGACCAGCGAGCATCAGACCTTCCGGAGCGGCGGATTTGCGGGGGCGGCCACGGCCGCGCTTCGGAGGCGGGCCGGCAAGGCGAATACCAGCAGCTGGAGCGGCACCGAGTATCGGGGCGGGATCTGCGTCGATGGGATCCTGGGCATGGCCAGCATCATCACCACCGACTTCGAAGAACGGGACATCGTGGAGGATGGGTGGCGGGTCGCGGCGGGGCATCGTGGTGTCCGAAACTGTCGAAAATCGAGAATGACGACAGTCTACATTGCAGCGGCGCGGCACGCAAATCTGGGAGGCTGGAGGATGGAGGGGGCCGGGGAGCAAGCCAGGTGTCATGGCCCAAAACCATGAAATCGCAAGCACATCAAAGTGCGCGAATTACCCCTTTTTCATTTTTCCACACTGGGTCCCCGGCGGTCTGGCATCCATTCCTTCCCACCACCGACCAGCATCCCCCTCATCTCCTTCCTGCTGGCCCAGCTCCCGCTTCATCGCCCACCGCTTACCCACGCGCCGCGCAGCCACAGCAGCCATCACCACCGCAGGCGCAGCAGCGCCAGGCCAGGGCGGAAGCGATGCTGGCGTCTGGCCCTGGGGATGGAGGATAGCGGCGGCGGACATGGGATCCTGCGGAGGTGTGGGCGGACCGGTGCGGATGGAGGATGATGGGCTGGCACAACAGCGGTGGAGGGCCAACCCGGCGGTGTCAGATAGGAAAATGGTCTTGTGTCGGACAGAACAAAGTGCGCGAATTACCTGTGAGGACCAAAAACTTTTCGACCCGGCTACGGGACGATGGAGGCATTGACCAGCGCCTGGATTGCATCGGCGACCTTGCCGGTATTGCGCTCAGCGGCAGCCCTTGCGTCCTCAGTAAAGTGCAGCTGGGGCTTGTGAGTGCGCTTGCGTAGGAAGGCGATGAGCAACTCGGAGCGGGCGGGCCGGCCGGCGGCGGCACCGCGCTTGGCCTTCGGTCGCCGCCAGATGCCGGGCTGAGAACCGGGGCCTGGGCGACCGGCGAATGCGTCAGGGCGAGCCAAGGCGCGTGAGATGGCGCCCCTGGGGATGTTGCCGTTGGCGTTGGTGCGCTGTCCGAAAGGCATCAGGAGCGGCTTGCCGGGAGCAACATGTGTCGTGCCGCCGGTTTCGATTTTGATGAGGTATGCAGCCTGAAGCTCCTGCGCGAAGACGCGGGCAATGAGCGAGCCTGGCGCGGCGTAGGCAATGCGGTAGGCTCGCTTCGTAAAAGGTGTGGGTTTGTCGATGCGGACATCCAGCTGAGCCGTGACGTGCGCCTGGACAGCTTTCGCGATGTCGTTTACCCCACGAGCCACGACACGCTCCAGCTTCGCTGACATGCGCCCCAAAGCATCAGAGACCCGGCCGGCGTTGGTGCGTATGTCGATCATGGCCGGGGGCATAGGGGCGGTCGCTTCTCTGGTTGTGGCTGTCTCTGCTGGGGATGATGGCAGATTGTCGGATATGCAGCAAGCGGATGATCGACATTTCTCCAAAGTGCGGAAATCTGGCCTCCCTTCCCGGCGCCGCAGGGGAATGGGGGCGGATCCTGAGATCAGGATCCGTCGCCGCGGCCGCGCAGGTGAGATGACATGCGGTCAATGCGATCCAGGGTGCCAACTAACTCCGCCCTTCGACTCTCCAACATTTTGGCCAGGACCGGCCAGACCCATCCTGGGATTGGCCGCTGACCGGCAGCCCACCGCTGCACGAGCCGTCCGTCAATAGCATCCCGAGGGCCGCGAGGGTGATGTGGGCCAAGCAGTCGAGCGAGTGGCTGACGCCACTCACCCCCTAGCAGCAGTTCGCCTGCGAGAGCGAGGTCTTCCTGGTCGCGTGTCATGCCGCGACCTCATTCGCATCGGCTTGGCGCCAGGAGACCCAGGAGACCCACTCCTCCCAAAACTGGGACGACACGTGGCTGCTGGCGGACGTGTCCTCGACCGTGTCGAAGAAAAACGACTTTCCGATCTTCGTCACCACGACCGGCATCCCGTCTGGCAGCCGCACGACATCGCCAACGGCGGGGACGCGCTGCGTCAAGGCGAGGAACTGGCCGACCTTCGGCCGGGACGCCTCAGTACGCCGGAACGCCGCTGCCTCTGCCTCGGTGGCCTCGCGGGTATAGACGTAGCAGTGATCATCTCCGTCCTGATGCCAGGACTGACCGGATCCGGTCGACACGAGGATGCTAAAGCCGTCGCTGAAGACCTCACCTGGAGCGGGGGCGTCGGAGACGGTGAACTGTCGGCGGGTCCTCCTGGCCTCGCTGCGGGCCTCAGCCCTCTCCCGCTCGGCCACCAGGGCCGCGGCGGCGGCGCGGTCATCATCCGCCTTCTTGGCCACCAAGGCTGCAACCGCGTCGCGCAGGGCGCCGAGGATCCTCTTCGGATCCTCGACGGCGAGGTCAAAGGTAACGGCCTTGTCGCTGACACGGCCGAGCCGGATGAGCGCCTTGTACGCGCCGTCGCAGTAGCCGCCGTAGCTGGCAGTGGCCTGCGTCTCGCTGAAGGTGATCGTCAGGGGTGCCCATGGCTGGGCCATGATCGCCGCACGGGTACGGGAAATCCTGACGCCCGCCTCGTCGATGGCCTTGATCGCAGCCTTGGCGTAGCGGGTGCTGATCGAGTACGACTTCAGCGAGGAGTCCCAGCGCGCGGTGGGGACAGCCTTTATTAGGTCGGCGATCGCATCGCCCGGCCACCCAGCCAGGATGATCTGCCCGCCAGAAACAGAGGCTGCGATCCCGGGGACCTGTGGCAGGACCACGTCGCCCTTCGCTGCCTTCGCAGCGGCACGGGTGGTCTTGGCGAAGAGGCCCAGCAGGGCCTCGGCGTGCTCGAATGGCACGCCAAGGCGATTGGGTGCGCCGACGATCGCCTCCCCGCCGATGCGCTTGAGGGACGGGCGGGCGCTGGCAGGACCTTCGACCTCATAGCGCCAGGCCGACGAGGAGGCGGAGACGGTGAAATCGCCGTGGACCCCCGGAGCGATGCCGCCGCGGTCGCCAGCCATGACCAGGGCATCCAGTGCCGCCAGCAGGTCCGCTTCCGTCGGGCCGGGCATGATCACCACACGGCCGTCGCTCGCCGTCGAGACATCCGTCTGGCTGGCGGCCCACTCGTAGACGCTTGGGGCATACTCCATCGACGGGGGCAGGACAATCTGCAGCTTGGCATTCTCGGATCTCGCGTTGTCGGCATGGCCGACGCGCAGCCCGGACGGCCGCTGGCCGAGTTCGATGCCGCGGACTACGCCTTCGGAGATGATGCGGATGGATATGGACATGTCGGGCTCCTGGCCGATTTGGTGATCGGGCGGCAGCGCCGCCCTGTGTGTCCGTATATATATGGACAACGAGACGCCCGTCAAGGGGAAAATGTAGGCAGCATGAGATTAAGTCTGCACTGTCGATCGACATTTCGCCAAAGTGAGGAAATCCCGCCGCCTGTTGTGCAATTGTGTAGTTGCTGTGTAGGCCCGCTACACAGCATAAATCATTGATATAATTGACTAAAATGACATTTGTGTAGTTGTGTAGCGAAATCCGAAAAACCTCTATACGTATATATAAGGAGCCCATATATCAGTTTGATATCTTCCCATATTTTTCCGTCATAAAAATTCTTTTAAGCTGCACAACTACACAAATGGCAAAAAGTCCATATTTATCAATGAGCTATACTGTGCAGCGGGCCTACACAGCAACTACACAGCTACACAAAGCCGGGCCAGGGCTGCCGCACAAAAAAATTAACTAACGTTAACCATTCCGTTCTTCCGAAGGCACGATCCCGCCAGCACTTCAGCCGCCCTTCACCCGGCGCCGCAGGCGTCGGTGGCGACCCCGCAGGGGTGGGGCGAAGCCCGGTTGTCGGCCGTCGCGCCGCGGATGCAGAAAGGGCGGCACGCATTGCTGCGGCCGCCCCTGGATAGTTTGTGTGTCGCCGTGGTGTGTCTGCCATGGGCCCTGCCTGGTGGCTTATCACCGCAGCGCAGGAAGGCCCCGCAGGTCGCCGCCGACATCCTCGGCCTCGATCGGTCCGATCCCAAGGCACGTCACCGTCGGCGCCGCGAAAACCGTGTGCCCGGCATCGACCACGAGAAAGGTGCCGCACCTGTCGCTGTAGGCAGATGCCAGGGCGGCCAGGTCGGCGGCGGTGGCGGCTACCAAGACGATCTTGCGCGGCGCATCTGAAGCAACATAGGCTGCCGCAGCGCCTGGAAAGCGGGCCGTGGCGTCAAGGAAGGCGTGGAGGAAGGCATGGCCGGCTTGGGCCATCATCTTGCCCCGAGCGCCACCAGCGGCGTCGATAGCCGCCCGTGACACTATGCAATACATCGTCATCGTCGTCATGGGGATGGGTCATCGTCCGCGGCCGCCATAGCCGCTTCGATCACCGAGAAAGCGGGCGCATAGTCAGGCGGATCGACTGGTGCAGGGGCAAGCGCAGCTGCTGCCGCAGCCTCGCCAGATCCACCGCCATCATCGCCATCGCTACCCATTGCGGCGGCATACTGATCCGGGAAAATCCCCTGTACCCCCGCGACAAACGACATAACCGTGTGATGGATTATAATAGCTACAGCTACCCGCTGAGCATCCGTCATCGCCGCAGGGCCAGCCTTTGCGATGAGTTGGCAAAAAATCTTATCCTGGATAGGAATTTTTCGCACATCCAGGCCAAGCTCATCGCGGCAAACAGTCCTAAAATCTGGGTCCTGCATACCAGCCGCCGTGGCGAGCAGATGCATAAACTGCCTACTCATAGCGGGCGTGAGATCGGATATCCGCTCCCGGATATGCTCAAGCGGAACGGTCGAGGAAGAGACCCTGCACGCCGGCAGCAGTATCCGCATCGTTCGTATCGCTTCATATGCGATGGCTTGATCATCGCCAATCCGGGCCATCTCCAAGATTGCCGCGGCCCGATAAGGCCGCGAGTAGATATCCCTCGGTGTCCATGGCAGGACTGGGCCCGGCTTCGCATCGTGATTTTGTTGGGTCGGCAACATATCTCCACCTCCTTGCCGCCGCGCCGCGCGCGTGCGGGAAAAGTGGCCGGCCCCGATTGGAGGCCGGCCGAGTTTGGCAGTAGGAGAAGGAAAGCAAACAACAGGCTTTGGCGAAGCCCGCAGATCTGAATGTAGGTCAGAGTGTCGGATGATGCAAGAAAAATATTGTGTTGTCTGTCGAAATAATCGACAATCGACACATGAAGATTCTGGCGATTGACCCCTCGAAACGAAACTCTGGCTGGGCCGTCATTGACGCGGTTCGCTGGACCCGCTTGGCGAGCGGAGGCCAGAGTTTCCAGCACATTCATGACTATGCTGAGATTGGGCAGGCTTTTGAGGGATGGCTGCTGGGTATGTGCCGCAAGCACAGGGTCGACGTACTTGCGATCGAGCGTCCACCGATGCGCGGGGCGAGCACTTACCTGCTTTTTGGGCTGGTGTGGACCGCACACAGGGTTGGCCACCACCTCGGCTTGAGGCGTATGGAAACGGGCCCCAGCGAGCTGAAAAAATGGGCCGCGGGTAAGGGAGATGCCGACAAGTCGGAGATGGTCACCGCTGCCCGGAAAGCTTTTCCTGGGCACGAACCGGCGGACCATGACGAAGCAGACGCTCTGCTTATCGCAGCCTGGGCTGCGACCGTCATCCGTAGCGAAGCGGAGAAAAAGAGGAGAGCGGCCTGATCATCGTCAGGCTGCCTTTCCCGGAGAAGCTGGCGAACCTGGCAGGTGATAGCCCGATTTGTGAAGAGCGGACATCAACTTGTCGATGACATCCCGGGCTTCGGGAAAGTCAGGCAGGACGTCACGAATGCCGGCAAGTGCGTAGATCGGTGAGGCCATCGCCAGATCGTGCGCAGCGCCGTGTAGATTGTCCAGGTCAGCGGGTAGGCGCTTCCAGCCACCGGCTTCCACCGCCAGTTCCTGCTCCTCCGTCATGCGAACCGCTAGATCCGTAACCGCATCCAACAGCCGCCCGGCCAGTTCCCTACGCTCGCCGATACCGGCACCCTGGAAAGCAACATCGGTCGCAAGCCGGATCGCCTCAGACCGCGTTACGTCACCCCTCCGCGCCGCAGCCATAAAGGCCTTGGCCGCAGTGCGTTCGCAGAAATGGTCCGGCGCAATCATCGTCAACCTGACCGGCGCATCCACATCCTCGTCGCCAGCGGCCGACCCCCGCGCCATTGAAGGTGGCGGGATGACCTGGATCGCGGCAGTGTAATCCGGCTGCTGGCCATCGCCAGCTTCGGCGAAAAGTTCGGCGGCGATGCGTGCAGCGGAATAGCGTATCCGCATCCAGAGATCCTGGGGAATCTTGCGCGAAGCCGCGTCCTTTTCGGCGATGTGGCGATTGCCGGGCCAGCCGTCCGGCTCCTGGGTGTAGTTGACGATCGGCTCGATGGTCAGCGATATGTGGGGGCCGGCGGTATCGCGGGCGATGGTTGCATCGAAGCCTGCGGCGCGAAGGTCGGCCAGCGAAACGACATGGTCAGCCAGCAGGCGGGTCCTGAGTGCATCCGCATACTGTTCCCATCCTGCCCGGACCTCCGCCGGAGCGGCGAGCCACCGAGCTAAGTCCGGCGGCATCGGCCAGCCTGTGGCTGGGTCGATATGAGTAGGTAGGAGATCCAGGTCAACCAACAGACCCAGGAAGGCCGCGATGCCCTCCGGATTGTCCGAATATCGACTGGGCGTCATGGACAGCGCGCTTGCGGCGCGGTCAGCCTCGTGCATCGCGGCATTGATGATCAGCGGCGCTATGTCCGTGGCCAAGCCATCCGCAATGGCCCGGCCCCAGTTTGCCTGGACCTCCAGGATCTCGATGCAGGCCCCCAAGTGCGTCCTGACGCCCTCTATAACCTCGTTCGGGATCTTCGCGCCCGGCTGCTGCACAGCAACCCGGGGGTCGCCACCTGACCGGCACAGCAGCAGCTCGCCGCCGGCATCGCGCAGGGCGCGCATGGCCGATCGGGCCGCGGCGTAGACGCTGGGGCTGACGGGGCAGCCGGCGGCGATGTTGTCAGCGGGCCGATGGATGGGTAGGAAACGGTCAGCAATGGCTGCGCGGACTACTGGCGTCATCGCCACCCTGAAGGTTTCCCATGCGTCTTCAGATGCCGGAGCATCTGGGTCCGCGTCTACGGCGTCGACGCGACGGACCGTAAGGTCCGTTTCGCACCAAACCGCATCGCTGATTATCTTTATACCCAGGTCCTCAGCGAGAGTGGTGGCCTGGATGGATAGGTCGTGGCGCTGCCAGTCGGGCCGATCGGCGCCGGCGAGCTGTGCAAGAACGCGCGGGACATAAGCTGTAAGCTTCGTCTTGTCTGTGTCAGGGTGCAGCCAATACCGCATCCGACGAACGTAGGCTGTATCGGCGACAGCCATTGGATCGTCATGAATCCCAGAAACGAAGCCGGGTTCGCCTGGCTTCACGCGGTTTTGCCCGGCACCTGCGGCTGCCCAAAGCGTCGGCCGCAGGGACAGGTCAACAACATCGCCGTGCTGCTGGAGCGTGACAAGGGTCGGTTGGTCAGTAAGCGCTGTTGCCTCGAACTGGGCAACCCGGCCGTCCGGCCCACGGGCCGGGTAGGAATAGCGTATTATGCTGTCAGCTGCTGCCAGTCCGGCGGTGGTCATGTCTGCGATCTCCTGGCGCTGGCGGTGGCTGCCGCCTTGGTGCGCTTCTTTGGATGACAATAGCCCGGATGGATGATGTGTCGCAAGACGTTTTTCGCCAAATCGACGAAAGTGCGGTAATCCAGAAGGTGGACATGTAGTCATGTAGGAGCTATGTAGGGCCGCTACATGGCGTAACTATCTGATATGACTGCCAAAAATGCTGAAAATGTAGTTATGTAGTCTAAACCGAAGAATCCCTATACGTATATATAAGGAGCCAATATATCAGTTCGATACCCTCCCATATTTTTCCATCACAAAAATTCTTTTGAGCTACATAACTACATAAACTGCAAAAACTCTAATTAGATCAATGCATTGATGGATGTAGTGAGGCTACATAGCTTCTACATCCCTACATAACCTTGGCCAGGGTTTCTGCACCGAAAATTAATGAATGTTAACCACCGCCTTCACCGAAGGCAGGATTCCGCCATGATCCCCACCGCCTTAACCACGGCGCCGAAGGCGTCGGTGGACCCGCAGGGAGGGGCGAGTGCGATGGCTGGTTGTGTCGGTTTTGCTGATCGTCAACGACAACCGAATCAGCGCAAAAAGACGAATGGCGGCCCAACCGAGCCGCCACCCATCACTCATTTATAAATGTAGCAGGCTGGGCCGTCTCTTGACCTCTCAAAACCGCATTCTGCGCTGCTGCTGCGCCGGAGCCTGTTGCTGCACATGACCGCCGTTGTAATAGCTGCCAGTCCTACCGGCGGCCTGGTCATTTCGATCCGAAGAAGCCGGCTCCGGCAACAGATACAGGCCCTTCCAGATCATTCCGCCTGCATTGCGGCTTTCATGAAAACCATGATCCTTCAAAGCACCCTTCAGCCGATCTTTCGCCATCGGCTGCGTTCCAGAGTCCAGGCACCACTTCTTGTATGCGTCGTACAGCCTCGATTGTGCGACCCAGGGCTTATCACTACTCTCATCCCGCTCAACCCGCTCAGCAATGAACTGACCAACGCGGTCTTGCTCCCCGCGGTACTCAACCACAGCATCCGTCACGCGTCGCGGCCGGATCAGCCCATGTTTGTGCCAGTCCACAGCCCCCTCAACGATCCAAGCCAGAATCCCGTCCATCTCCCCACGCAGATCCATAGCGAGATTCTTGTCCGCCAGCGGCAAATCCTTCATCCGCTGGTCATTTTCTTCACCAGCGACGCGCCACAGACGCAGGAACCGCAGAACTTCCTGCCGCCTCCAGATGCCCCTGTCGGTACCCGAAATGCGCAGCAAACTATTGCAAAGCAAGAAGATTTTTCCGTTGAAGCGAAACTCGACGACCTCGTTGCTGTAGCCATACCGGGCGCTCATCTGATCGCCGCCGGTCAACCTTTTCACGAGCCCCTCAGCCATCGCTTCCCCGCGTTCAGGTTCGCTGGCTAACACGAACCGGGCTGCCCGCAAGGCAAGAATGTCGGCCCGGGGCTTACCGCCGGAGTCAGCGTCAGCCTTTATCAGCAGCGCCGGTTCTATCGTCCGGGCGTAGCTACCGAGGATGTCCCTGACTGCCTCGAACAACACCGTTTTCCCGTTCGCGCCTTCGCCCCAAACCGACACAAGCTTCTGTTCTGTCGCAATCCCCCATGCAGCGTAGCCAATCAAAGCTTTGAAATACCGCACATATTCAGGATCAACGGAGCCATCTTCTTCAGCCAGCACCTCCTCGACGAACCTGGTCCAGCGTGGGCACGACGCCGGCCTGGGCGACCATCCGCAGCTGGTGATTTGGGTAAGTAGCATTGCCGGATCGTGGGGTGTCAGCGCGCCGGTGCGGAGGTCAACAATGCCGGACCGGGTGTTGAGAAGGTGCGGGTGAGCATCCAAGGCTTTATCGTCCACCTCCAGGTGCGGCCTAAGGAAAGACACAGCGGAGCGGATGAAAGCAGCGGACTGAGTGTGATCACAGTATTTCGCGTGTTCGGCCCGCTCTTTGTCAGCAAAATCCCGCATTTCTCCGTCGGACGGGCCGTGAAGATTCCCGGCGACTTTCCTGTATTCAGCGGCCGCCTTGGATGCCTTCGTTGGCCCGTAAACCCCTGCAAGAGCGCACGCTTCTGCAAAATCCAGCTCAGCCTCGATCTCGAAGGTGAGCTGTTGGGCTTTGGCCATGACTCGTACCTCGTCCGGGTCATGGACCCACGACATGCCGTCCCATACGTACCAGCCAAGGCCGCCGGCATGCAGGATTTCGTGGCGGAAACGGGCGGCCATACGAAGCGCAAAGCCGACCTCAGTCCGAGCGTGTGAGAGGTATCCTTCAAGGGCCCGGCGGGCAGGTGCGGCGAAGCCGTCGGCCGACAGGGCTGTGTCGACTTTCCTGAAAAGCTCAATGATGGGCTTGTAGATGCGCAGCCGGGTGCATTCGGCTTCACCGAGCGTTTCCACATGCGCCAAAAAGGCCCGCCTGAGATCGTCATCCAGAAGCAGCTCCTTCCGGGGGCGGTCAACGATCCGGCGAACAGCGACCTTGGCTGCGTCGACCGCGAATTCCTGCTGTTCCTGCATTTCCATCTTCCGTATATGCCCCTCGCTGCCCACTTCCTGGGTTTCGTCAATCAAGCCGCGCAGCGCGTCACCCGCCAGCCGATCGTATTCTTCGTAATCATCCTCGCCGCCGATCGCAGGGCTCTCATCAACGCCGCCAGCCGCAGCAGCAGCGGCATCCCGCCGGTCCTGCTCTTCCTGAAGCAGCCGGTCCGCCAGAGCCTGCAGCTCTTCAACCAGCTCTTCCGTCACCTGCCGGAACGTCGCGCCGGCATACAGATCTGGGCCACGGCCAGCACCTTCGCGGGTCAAAAAGTCATCCAGGCCTTTGCCCAGGGCCTCGGGCCAGTCCAGCACCGAAGCGGGGATATTGCGCGCCAGTGCTTCTGCGGCCATTGCCGCAACTGCTTGAGCAACGCCAAATTTCCGTTTGAAATCAGCGTCCAGTGCGATGACGAGTTCATTGTAAAATGATCCGCCGTCAGCATCTACCAGCTGGCAATCGACGACCTCATCGATTGCCAGGCGCCACGATGACACACCCGGGATGGACAGGGCGTAATCGCCTATGGACGTAACGAGATCGGCCTTGATCTCACCTTCTGTAACTATCAGCCTGCCGCTTTGACGGGCGGCCGTAACGGCCGGGAAATGGACAGCGGGTACGCTGCCCGGAAGCCACAGATACTTTTTCCCGCCATCCTCAGTCTCAACGCGCTGGCGCATTCCAACGATGTCGCCCGCGTGATTGCGGACTGGTACGAGCAGTGCGCCGGCGACCATTTGAAAACGCTGCGAACCGGGTTCAGGCATACCGGGAACTTTTTCGGCGCCCTTGATGTCTCGTATCAGCAGCCCCACGCCGTCCAGCGCCTTCGCCGTAGCATAGCCAGCCACCTTCATGATCTCTTCGGTCATGCCGGGCCGGGCCAGCAGCGCGCCCCTATGCCCATCGCTCAACGGGCACATAGAAAGCACTTTTTCATAAACGGCGTCGCAGGTCAGCGCGCTGGCCGCAGGCTTCCTGGCGCGGGCCTCGGCTTTCGCGTCCCGCGCTGCCAGCCGCCGCCGCGCTGTGGGCACCCAACCGTCGCGCCGTTCGTACCCACGGGCTTCATGCCATGAGATCTCGCGACCTTCTGGAGAATAATGGAATTCGTCGTGCGCATGTCCGCAGGTCCAGCGTATCGCGCCAGTCGTGACGTGCGTTTGATAGCAGCAAGGCCAATCCTTCGCGCCACAAGCCCAACAAGGGTTTTTCCGATTTGCCCGTGTCGCCGACGTTATGTCGGACCACACTCTACCTTCTGCCATTTTTCCTACTCCTGTTTGCCTATTTTCCTAAAACCGCCTTGTTTGGCGAGATGTTTGATGATGGCGTTCGGTGTTTTCTACACCTTAGGCAGCCAAAAACGCCTTTTTCGTGGCCGCTTTACCCTGCCGGTCGCCGAAGGCGGCCAGGTTTTCCCCGATCAGCCGCCAGCCAGACCTTTCCGGCTTCGCCTTGTCCGCCTCGGCTGCGATTCTGATCCTTGTCTTAATGCATGCTGGGATAGCCTCGATCCCGGCATAGTCGCACAAGTCCTGAATCTCATTGCAACGGGCTGGGTCCAGAATCATGGCCCTGGCTTCCAGCGTCACCGCCGCACGGTCTCTGGCGTCTTCATAGCGCTCATCGTCTGCCACCATTCCCGAAGGGAGGGGCCGGCAGGCATCGGATATGACTTGCTCGACAACGGCCCCCCAAAGGCGCCGGTAAGCCGCATCAGATATCGGTTGCGGCTGGCTTCCTATCACGGGTTCCGTCGTCGGGCGCATATTCGTATCTCCTAGCTGGCTCTGGGACTGGCTTCCTCCCTGGCTCCAACCTATAGCTCCAAAATCGCCTGTTGAAAAGCATTTTGTTGTCGACCGACAAATCGGCATATGCTATACCTAAAATGCAGAAACACGGACCGCCACCGACCATCCCCAGGGCGGCCCTTATATAGAGTGTGGAGAGCCAGCCCAGATGACCAAGTCCAGCGCAGTCCTTCCGCCGCCGACCCTTGCCGGCCCCAGCCTCCTCGACATTGGCGCGCCCGCCGAAGCTGTGAAGGCCGATTTCGCGCGTCGGTTGCAGCATGCGCTGAACGCGAAGGGCTGGAATCAGAGCGATTTGGCCCGTGCGGCTGATATCGGACGGGACAGCGTTTCGGTCTACCTGCGCGCAAAGAGCCTGCCGGGACCCAAGCATTTGACCAGCATCGCTGCGGCTTTGGGCGTCGAACCGGACGATTTGTTGCCGGGCGCATCGGATGCGGCAACGGCGCGGACTGGCGTCGCTGCCATGGAAGTGATGCAAACCGCCGCTGCCGGCCGGGTCTGGCTGAAAATCAACCGTAGCGTGTCCATGCGCCAGTTGGGAAAGATAATAGAGATCCTAGATAGTGAGCCCGCCGGCGACGATAGCTGAAATCGGCAGTCGTCCCCGTGGGAGCAGTGGATCGGATCTCATCACGCTCCAGGTGATCCTGCGTCATGACCATGCTTTTGACTCTTGAAGAAGCAGCCGTCCGTCTTCGACCGGACGGTCTGATCTCAGCTCGGAGCTTGCGCTCCGAAATCTCAGCCGGCCGCCTTCAGCCGACACGGATCGCGGGCCGTATTTTCGTGGCTGAGTCCGATTTGGACGAGTTCATCCAAGCCGCCAGACAGTCCGCTCTGGTGCCTAAAGGGCGTGCTCACGCCGACGCAATCGCTACGAAGCAACCCCGTGCCCGCCGCACCGGGGCCGCTCCCATTTCGTCCTCCGCTCATCTCACCGCCGTAGCCGATAGGCTGACGCGCCGTCGGGGTTGACCGGAACTCTCTCTACAATACATAGGGTCTGCTCCACATGGCCAAGGCCAAGCCGAAGACGGCGACAACCGGTGCGTCCAGCCCCCATCTCGTTCCTGTGCTGTCACCAGGTTCGGTTACCTGGCGCTGGTCCATTCGTTGGCGAGAGGATGGTCGTAAGCGGGAAAAGGCAACCGGCCTGCCGGTCGAGGACCGGGCAGGTGCAGAGCGGCTGTTAGGTGAATTTCTGGTAGAGTGGTCTGCGCGACAGAGCGCTGCGCCGGGCGCTGCTCTGCGGCCGGACCGTATTACCTGCGGACAGGCAATGACGATTTACGCCCATGAGCACGTCCCAGGCACCGCAGCGCCCGAACGGATCGGTTGGGCACTCAAGGCCCTGGCAGAATTCTGGGGCGACGTTCCTGTTTCTGAGGTACGTGGCGAAACATGCAGGCGCTACGTCGCCAGCCGCACAATGGAAAGGCGCATTCCAGACACAGACCCGGCGGAATACCGAACGGTTCCCATTGCTCCGGCGACAGTGCGTCGGGAACTTGGCGTTCTTGCCGCTGCCCTCAACTACTGCGCAAAAGAGGGGCACATTACTGCGGCGCCAAGGGTGTGGTTGCCGGAAGCGCCACCGCCCAAGGAAACTTATCTGTCGCGGCAGGAGGTTGCTGGACTGGTCAAGGCCGCTCGAAGGGACAGGCGGACCCGATGGCACCTACCACTGTTTGTGCTGGTGGGCTATTACACGGGCAGGCGCAAGGATGCGATCTTGTCGCTTCGGTGGGAACCGAACGCGGAGGGAGGACATGTCGACCTGGATAAGGGCGTCATTGACTTCCGGCCGGTCGGGCGGGCCGAAACTGCCAAACGCCGAGGACGGCTTCAGGTTCCGGCCAGGCTCTTGCGCTTCCTGCGGTACGCTCGGCAGCGAACCGAGAAGTTCGTCTTCGAATATGGAGCAGACGGGAAAGAGCCGCGTCGAATCAAAGATGTGAAGCGCAGCTTTGCCAGCGCGGCAGCTGCTGCTGGCCTGGATCCGACGAAGGTCACTCCCCACGTCCTGCGCCACACTTGCTTGAGTTACCTGGCCAACGCTGGGGTGCCCCTATTCAGGGCTGCCGCCTGGGTCGATCTGACACTGGATACCGCAGAGAAGGTCTACGCTCACCACGACGGGCGCCATGACGATATCAGGGACCTGCTGGACCGCGGCGGTCGTGCAGGGCGCTGA